GTTCCCCATTTGAATGGGGCGGCACGGCTGCCCTCAATGCGGTGGTCGATCATCTGATAGTCAGCAGCAACAACAGCAACGCTGTCAGAAGCGTTATATTCCAATGCGTATCTGGATGAACTGGCGGCATAGGCTCTACGATTTACAGTAATAGGCCGCGATGCATTGGCAAAATACCCCCACTGATCAGCCATATAGTAAGGTGGAGTGAGGCCAAGATTGTCGCCATTCTGCTGGCTGATTTGCATCGACGGGTTGATGATGTAGTTGAACGGCAAAGCAGTACCCAACGATGCCGCCGTCCAAGTCCCTGTCGTGGTGCTGTATGTGTAGACCACCGTGCCGCTGGTGAACTTCTGGCCATCGGTAGGGGAGGATGGGAAGTTGATTGCCATCACATCCTCGCATTCATGGCGATGTAGTCGGCTTCCGTCTGGTAGTACATGCATGCCTGCTTGCCGCCCGTGGCAAAGGTTCCCCCTGTCGTGATGTCGAGTTCCGCAGCCCAGTAGTTGCTGGTATTGGCAGAGATGGACGAGAAGAGGGCTGTCGTTGTGCCATCGTAGAACCGAACAGAACCCGCTGCGGTTGCGGTTGGCGCAAGCCGCATCGGCACCGGATGCCGCATCCCACTGCGTGACACAGCGGTGCCGCTCGCCACGCCGCCATGCAGTCCATATGCCCTGTACCAGTACCGCTGGCAGCGTTTGGTTTCCGCTGTGATTTCCGGAAGCGCAAACGGCGGCGCAACACCGGTCTTGTAGGGATCGGCGTAGAGGCCGAAGTCGAAGATTTCCAACGTATCGCCAACAGTAAAGAACTGCGCTGCGCCAGCCGCGCCACCATCCGCTACGCCGGTCGTCCAGCTATTGGTGGTCCCGCCGCTATTTCCACTGCCCCATACAAACGAGAAGCAAAGCTCCATTGCTGCCGAATTGTCATTTGCCCATGTGCCACCCGTGGCACCGGGTATGACAAGCGTGCAATAGGCGTCCGTGTTAGCAGTGTTTGCTCCTGTCGATGTTCGATACCCGTATCCGGCTGGAGTACGGACAGTGAACTCAACGCCAGTGGACCCGACAACGGATGCCTTGAAGCCGAAACGCACGACGATCTGCTTTGCGCTGGCTGTCCCGAACATCAAATCGGCTATGCGAACACCCTCTATCGGACAGAAAACCCAGACATTCCGCGTACCAATCGGAGAACCGGCAACGTTGTTGATCGTGAAGCGCAGGCGGTTAGGAGAACCATAAGGAGTTACGACAGCGACTTGCTGTCCAGTTACCGCGCCTGTCGTGGTGGCGGAGACTTTCCAGTTCTCCGAAATATAAGCGGCATTCCCTCCGGTGGTCGCCGTTGTCCCGAATGGCTGGCTGACCTGAAAGGCGGGATTGACGATGTAGTTCTTCGGCAGTGCCGTAGTCAGCGGTGCCTTGGTCCAAAGTCCATTGCTGTAGACAAACGATGTGCCGGGAACAGCGTTGAAAACCTGTCCTTGTGTGGGCGAGGACGGGAAGTTGATCGCCATTATGGCCTCGCATTCATCGAGATGTAATTGGCGGTCTGAGTATCGACCAAGGTCCGGAACGGTCGTCCAATCGTGTATGTCGCGCCAGCCTGACCGATGGTCAGTGCCGTGCTGTCGGCATGGTTCTGGTAGTTGGTCACCGAACTGGCATTTGGCGCGACAGAGATGTCATGGGTTCTCAGAGAGCCAACCAATGCAGCAGTTGGAGCCACTCGCATCGGGACATAATGCGAGGCCCAAGCGATGCCTTGCGACGTGGTGTTGACGACCCCATCCATGCGGAAGCACCTGTACCAGTAGCGCAGGCAGTCCTGCTGGTCGTCCTCAATGTGCGTTGGCTCGAATGGTGGGGCCAAGCCGGTGATGTTGGGGTCCACATACCAGCCGACATCGAACAGTTCCACGGTGTTGCCGACCGTCTGATAGAACGTGTTGGTCAGCGTGCTGGCCCCGGCATAATTTCCGGAAAGCCATTGATAGGTGCTGGACGTGAAGCTGGCGTTGCAGGCAATCCAGTGGATGAACCCCCATCTGGTATTGTCAGTCACCCAAGCCCCATCGGTGCAGGGCGGAACGACACAGACTTGCACCGTATCGGTATTCGCCTGTGCCGCCGAGATGGTGAACGGATACACATAGGACCGCGTGGAACCGAAGTTCCTGATGGCGACATTGTAGGTTCCAGCCGGGGCTTTCCATCCGAACCGCAACACGCTCCATTTCGCATTGGTGGTTCCGTAGAAAAGGTCCGTCATCCTAAGACCTTCCAGATAGTGGTAGAATGTCAGCCACTCTCCGGAACCGAGCGTCGCATCGGCGGTCGTGATCGACAGCCGCAGCCTGTATTTGGAACCGTCCGGTGTCGTAATAGCCAGACGCTGACCACGATAGACCCCGACATCGCTGGTGTAGGTGGCGTAATAGCCTTCCGCCATGATCAGGCCAGCGACGTTCGACCCATCCGTCAAACCGTTCTGGTCATTGATCAGGAAGCATGGGTTGAACAGGAGGTTCTTTCGAGATGCCGTACCGGCCCGTCTGGTCCATGTGCCTTTGGCGGAACTGTAAACGTAGGTAGGCCAGCCGCCACCAGCCCAATGGACATGACCATTAGCGGGCGAGGTCGGGAAATTGTACCCCATCACGCTCCTACCGTATTGATCTGGACCCACTGCGAGGACGAACCGTCATTGTAGTAAATGTAAAGGTTGCCATCAAACGAGTTCCACCACAGTTGCCCGTGCTGCGGGGAACTGGGAGCACTATCGTTAATGGTTGCTTTAGCAACAGAAACAACATTTATAAGCGTATCAACGTATGATTTTGTAGCTATCCCTTGAGGAGATGTAGGATCACCACTAACAGTGCCCAACCCTGTATTGCGATTAAAAGTTAAAACTGAACCAGCGGTGTATCCACCATCGTCACAATACTGTAAGTCAAAGTTAGAGCCTGCATTTGATCCAGTTTCAGTAGCGTTATTACCTAAATACATAACCCATCGATCAAGTGTTGCTTTCTTTCCAGTGATACTGTTCTTTTCATAATCAGCAGACTTATCCAAAACTATCGACGCCGATCCAGTCGTCGGCTTCATGACCAATCCTCCGGTCATCGTGTCGCCAGCGGCATCAACGAAGTTCGTGTTGCTCTCTGTCTTGGTGTAGTAGTTGGACAGATCGGGCGCGGCACCGATTGGCCCAACGGTTGCGCCATTGATACGGGCGTACATTCCGGTCGCCGTTGTCCACACATCGCCATTGGTGGGGGAGGAAGGTGCGGCAGTGTGCGGCAGATTGAGCAGACCGGTATCGATCTTCATCCCGCGAGTAGTGCCACTGGTCGAATTGAAAAGGCCAACCGTATTGAGGACTGAGGCGTTGCCGATGTAGACCGCATTGTCGAACGTATACAGGCCGCTGCCGGTAAACGTTGCGCTGCCAATACTGTCGTGGCGCGGTGATATCTGCACCGTCTGACCATGCGGCGGGTCTGCCCGAATGACGAAGGTGCCGGTGCTGGCAACTGACGTATCGCGTGCGATGACTGTTTGCCCACCATTGACGAAGGCGAACCGTCCATTGCTGTCTTCGATGGACAGGGTGCTACCCTGAATGATCTTGCCGGTCACACCATCGAAGCGAGGGACAGTATTGTCCGTCGCACCGGCAGGACCGATGACATCGCCTCCCGGTGCGTCCGCGATCATCTGTGTCACGAAAGCCGTTGTGGCGATGGAGGTATCGTTGTCACCGGGACTTGGTGTCGGTGCAGTCGGATTGCCGGTGAGAGCAGGGCTGGCAAGCGGCGCATAACCGGAAAGATCGGGTGCCGCCCCAATCGGCCCTACGGTCCCGCCATTGATGTGGGCATACAGCCCTGCGGTCGTCGTCCACATGTCGCCATTTGCCGGAACGGATGGAGCCGTACCATGCGGCAGGCGAAACCACGCATTGGCCGATGTCGCAGCCAAGGTGTATATGGCGCTGGAAGTTAAGTTGGCACCTGTAGCTGTAATGCCGTTTGGCGCGCTCAGAATACCCATGACATCAAGCGCACCAGCGAACTTGGCGGAACCGTTAGAGCGGTCTATTTCGAATGGATTGCCAAGCCATGCGCCATTGTCCGCATAACGGGAAACGGTCCACTTGGAACCACTGTTGCTGCCGCTTTCACCAGAGTTCAGGAACATCCGCCAGCGTGGCGTTCCACCACGCTTCCATGCGAACATGGACGCATTGTCTGCACTCAATGCCTGCGTATCGTTGATGACGAATTCAGTGCCGGTGCCGCCAGCCGCATTGGTGTTCGCGATGACGCTGCCCGTGACCGTCAGGTCACCAGCCAGTGACATGCCGGTGCCGCTTGTCTGAAGCTTGACGGCTCCATTGTATGGGCTGTTGAAGAATTCAGCGGTGAACCCGGCTGGCGAACCGGCCCCGTTGGTGATGTAGAGCGTCGAGCCTGCGACGGTCTGGAAGACCAGCGACTGACCGGTTCCCTGATCAATGATCTTGTAGCCGCCGGTCCCATAACCGCCTGTCTTCCACGTCACCACCATCTGGCCGTTGGTGGCGTTGTAGGACAGGCCGCTGTTGGTGGTGATGTTACCGTCGCTTTCGAAGGTGAAGGTGGACGTACCCTTGGTGATGGTGAAGGAAGTCGTGGTGTCGCTGAAGGTGTACTTCAGGATGTGCTTGATGTTGCGGAAGTGGTCGTCGCCAAACTGTTTCTGGTCTGATCCCAGAGGCCACGCTTCGTTCAGGCTTGAGAACAGATCGCCGCTTTCGACGCCCATCTACGCAATCCTGATGATCGCCGTCGCTGCTGCCGGTGCCGGGAAGATGATGGTGAAGTCTCCCGCAGAACTGGCTTTGTCGGAGCCGAAGTCCAGAATGACCGCAGTCCTGTTGCCATTGGTGGAGTTGTAGATCATCGCCCCTCTGGCAGTGATGGTGGCGGTTGTCCACGTACTGTCGTTGAAGTCCGTGTAGGCCGTGGTGCCGGAGACGACTGGCGACACATTGGTCAGCGTGTTGCCGCCCGCCGTATAGCCGGTTCCGGAAACCTCATTGCTCGCCGTATAGGTCGTGGTCGAACTGTCCAATGTCGCCGCGCTGGTGTAGAGCGCGATCTTGAAGGAGTTGCCGCCCGCTGTGTTGAAGTTGTGCAACCCCTGCATCAGTTCCTGCTTGAAGGTTGTCGCCACTGCTTGGGTAATCGCCATCTCACCTTTCCTTTCCGGTCAAGAAGTAAGCGCGGTCTGAGGCGATGGCGCGTTTGACCCCATCCAGAACAACCGCATACATGCGTTCCCTGTACTCCATAGCCTGCGCCCTGATCGGCTCCGGTGCCGTGTCCGCGATCTGGATCAGCCGCTCGACAATCCTCTGCGCGAAGAACTCCGCTGGATGCCCGCCATCCATGGTGGTGACCACGGTGACACTGCCAACGCTGGCCCCAGCTTCTTGCCCAATGCTCATGTCGGCATCCTCTGGTCAGGCATCCGGTAGGTATCCTTGCGCTGGCGTCCCTCGACAATCAGCTTGAGATCGGTGATCGCCACTTCGAACTGCTTGCCGTAGGCTTGGATCACATCCTGATCGCCCTTCTCGTAGATGTAGCCATGCATGATGATGCCGAAGATCAGCGCGTTCTCGCCGTTCTCTGACAGCCAGTTGGTATTGTCGGGATCATTGTTGAGGCTGATCGACGGCGGCTTCTTGAAGTAGTGCATCTCGACTTCGTAGTTCTCCCCCGGTGTTGGGGCGAGCAACAGGTCCGTCTCGTTGCGGACAGCGTAGAAGCGCGGCTTTCCTACCTGAGTGGGGTCCGGGTAGGCTTCATTGAGGAACGCTTCGTCCTTGGGCAACAGGTAATCGTAAGTCGGCGTAATAACTGCCAGCGAATACGCGGACACGTAGTCCTCCGGCACCGACAGGAAACGGTCACCGATAACCAGCGTCGAGGTCGCTGTCTCCTTGGTCATCGGAAGCTGCACCTTGCGATAGATATCCTCTTCGGCAAGGCGGGCATGCAGCGGAATGTTGGCGAGAAAGGACGGCTCTTCGTTCTCCAGATACTGTTTGACGACAGCCTGTATCTGACCCCAGTTCATGTAATCCTCACCGTGACCCGCCCGACATCCGTGAGCAGGATGTTGGTTGTCTCGTGACCGACAGGGTTCCAGCCGTACAGCCTGCGGCTCTCTGCCAGTTCCGCTTTATCGGAACGCGAACCCTTGACGGTCTGCTTGTCGGAAGTCTTGACGCCGCGTGTGTCGAGTTGCGGATGGCTCTCGTCGTAGCAGGACTTGCATACCTTCAGCCCGGTCGGGCGACCGAGAAGGTACTCATCTCTCAGATGGGACAGTTTGAAACGCAGGCCGCAGCGGTCACAAATGCCGGGAACCGGCTTCATCGGTTGTAACTCGACATGTCGGGAACCATGAAGAAGGAGGCGCGGTCGCGATCCTCCTCCGCAGCCAGCATGTACTGGCGCTCATACTCCGCTTGCAGCATGGGGATGCGATCCGTTGCGTTCGGAGACTTCATCGCAAGGAAATAGGCCAGTCCCGAAACCAGTGCCGGGAGAAAGCGTGGCGGGATATCCACCGTGTTGGTGTAGTTCCCGGCATCCTGAATGGTGCGAATGCCCCAGCAGATGAAGGTTCCGTCCTCCGTGGGTGTCGGCCAGATGCGCAGCTTCGGCGGATAGGTGCGATGCACATAGTATTGCGACGGGGTGCCGGTTTCATTCTTGTTGGCCATTCCGGCCCACTGTGCCCCACCCAGCCGCGTCATCGTCTGGTCGTTCTGCTCAAGGCCGGTGCCGGTGCGCCATGCTGCATCCAGCAAGTCGATGGTTTCGGCGGGCAGTTCGACCGTATCGTTGCCCATGGTCATCGGCACGCTGAACTGTGTCAGCGTCCACATGTTGAGGCCGCGATTGCCCCATTCACGCATCAGCAAATCGAGTGAGCGGCGGGCAGTCTTTAGGTCATAGCCGCCGCGCACTTCGATCCCCACCATTTCATAGGCTTCTTCAATCAGGTCGATGATGTCCGGATTGAAGGTGGCAACGCCGGATGTGGTCACTTCTTACCCTTTTTGGCCGGGATTTTAGCGCCGCTCCTGCGGGCCTGACTGAGGGATGCGGCGACCGCCTGCTTCTGCGGATAGCCCGCCTTCCTCATTTCCTTGATGTTCTTGCCGATGGTTTCCTTCGACTTGCCCTTTTTCAGAGGCATCGCTTTCTTCCTCCATGGTCATCAGGTTCAGGACCGTGACCCGAACCGCTTTGTCCTGCGGAAAGACGACCGAGTTTCGTCCCTTGTTGACGCTGACAAACGGCACCCGGTAGACGGCGACAATGTAACCCTGTCCCTTCATCGCTTCACGACCGGCTGGCGACGGGAACCAGTCCAAGAGTTGTGAAATGGAGAGGAAGCCGAAGATGCCGCCCTCTTCCTTGAACCGCTCATAGAAGGGGCCACCTTCGTCCTGTGGACCGGTTGGCCTCTTGTCGAGAGGATCGTGACCACTAACCGCATCATAAAGCTGGACGGTGCCGGTCAGCGACCATGGACCCTTGCCGGTGTCACGGTGTTCGATCCGATAGACCCTCAATACATTGCCACCAGTCCGGTTGCCGTCGAGGCGACCTTGATAGCGCGGGGAGAGATCGGCAGCAGCGTGCCAGCCGGAACAGCCGAGAAGGTGACGGTGGTGCCGTCACGGTCGATAGCCACGACTGTTCCGGTGCCGCCAACCCAGATGCCACGGCATCCACCCATGTTGGGTGTGTCGCTCTTCACGACATCCTTGAACGCCTTGACCGGATTAGACCAGAGATCGGCCATCGCTCCCTCCTACGACAGGACGGCGCTGGTATCCACACGCAGCCAGTTGGTGCCGTTGGAGAAGCATGGGCAAGCGCCGGTCGCGGCGTCACTGACATAGATGAGCGCACCGGTATTGGTGGTTGCCGAAGGCACCGATGCCTTGGCATAGATCGGAAGCTTGACGGTTCCGCCAGCTTCCGCAGAAGAGATGTTGCCGATGAAGCCTGCCGTTGAAACGACGGGACCAGAAAATGTGGTGCGTCCCATGGGGTGGTTACCTTTCACAAGAAGGTGGAGGGCGGGGTGAAAGAAAGGGCCGGGGGAGTAACCGGCCCTTCCAATTAGCCGAGAGCGAGGGAGGAGATTACGCTCCCGGCGAGCCGTAAATCGCCAGCGGATCGCTCCAGCCGAAGCTGTAGCGTTCGCGGCTCTTGTAACGGTAGTTCCCGGTATCGAAGTCGGTATCCATGCCGGTCTTCAGTGGCGCTCTGACGAAGTGCTTGAGGCCGTTCGGGATATCGGTGGTCAGGAACCATGCGTCCGGATCGGTCAGGTAATGCATGACGCCGTAGCCTTCGGGAATGGCCCCGTTGGACTTCAGCGCGTTGACATCATTGTCTGCCGTGCCGGGACGCTGCTCCGTCTGCAACAGACGGGTGGCGACGAACTGGTTGCCGGGAGCGATGATCAGCTTCCTTGGCCTTGCGGCGATGAGAAGCCCACGTTCATCGGTCCATGCCGCGATGTCGATCACCGCATTTTCCAGTGCCGTCTCGTTGAGGTCCGTTGCGACCGCAGCGACATTCGAGTTGACGCCACCCGCAACCAGCGGATGGTCGGGAGCCAGCAACGGCTTGCCATCACCACCCGTAAAGTTGGTGTTGAAGCCATTGTTGAGGGTAGCCGCAGCCTTGACCTGTTTGGTGTAGGCCATGGAGCGTGCCAGCGCCTTGGTGTAGCGGGCCGAAAGCTGGTCATAGAGGTTGTCCTCAATGGCCTCCTCGGTGATCGCAAATCCCATGGCGATGGTTTCGTGGGTGTAGCGGGCGGTCCATGCTTCCTGCGCATTGTCATACGCAATGGCGGCACCTTCCATCTTCACCGGAGCAGTTCCGAAACCGGAGAGTTTCTGCTCTTCCTCAAACGAGCGGTCACTGTTTTCGGTCGTGTAGACCATGGTGTGCTCGTTCTCGTACTTCGCGTACTCCAGCCCAAACAGTTTGTTCAGACCGGGCAGCAACTCTTTGAAGAGTTGAGCGCGAGTGATAGCCATTTCTCAACTCCTTTCTTAAGCTGCCGGGTCACGGTTGAGGTGCGTGTTCAGACGGACAATGCAGTCCGTGAACGCATCACCCACCGCACTGCCGGGGCGACGGACAAAATCCACGATCCTGACGGGGAAGGTGGCGGTGGCGGCAATACCAGCGGTCGCCAAAGCAACAGCCGATCTGCCGGTGGTCAGTGAGCCTGCGGTCTGGACAAGGTTGGCGTTCAGACCCAGTTGCGCCTGCGTCACGGGACCGTTGGCCTGTATCTCAAACAGGAGATCAGGGTCGTCATAGACGTAAGCCCATGCGGAGGAGTTGGGTTTGATGACCGTACCAGCGGTCCAGAAGTTCCGATGGAACAGACCCATCGACGTGTCTTCGTACTCGCAGCCCCAGAAGACACCGACCGGCTTGGTGCCGGTAGTGGCTGTTTCTTTTTCAATAAAGCCAGCGACCAGTTTGACGAGATCGCCACAGAAGATCGACGTGGCGTAGCCGCCGCTGATCTTCATCAGACGATCTCCGTGTGACATGTACTGACCGCCCTGCATATTGACGGGCCGCAAGCCATAGGGAGCGGCAACTGCTGCCATCTCTTCTCTCCTATTGGTTTGTGGGGGAGGGTTAAGCGAGGTTACTCGCCAGAGCCGAATGTGGTGCGCGACTTGCGCTCCGGTCTAAGGAGCGGCATGCGCGGGTCATTTTCGCGGAGATAGTTGTTATCTACCGAGGACATCTGGTCTGCGGCGCGCTTCTCGTAATATTTCGTACGGGCGGTCACATTCTCGACGGCTGTCTTGCAAAGCAGCAATCCTCCAACCTCCACCCCATCGGGGAAGCGGCTGTCCCTGTCGGACATGATCTGGAGTTCAGGATGGTCCGCTGCCTTGACCGGCTCCCATCCTTCCCTGATGCGGGACGACACGTTCTTGTTGTCCGGTGTCCCGAAGCTGCTGGTTCTGATCCAGCGGAATGCGTAGCCGGGTTGCGGCAACGGTACAGGAAGCAGTGACGACGGCTTCCAAGATTGCTCTCTCTTCTCTGCCTCACGGGTTTCTTTGTCTCTAAGTGTGCGTGAAGCTTCGGCCATCTCTCTGATCCTGTTCTGCGACAAGCTGTTGTGCGTATTGCTCGACGGTCAATCCAAGTCTGCGAGCAAGACGGGCTTGGCTCTCCGTGATCTGTACTCTGCGCGGAGCGCCGTTTCCGGTGCGCGACACCGCTCCCACCGGGGGAGACGATCTGCGTTCCGGCAGTCCACCGTTGGAACGGTTTGAGCGGAAGCGATCCGGAAAGCGCCGCCGCATCTCCTCGTTCAGCTTGGTGTAATATTCCGGCTGATCGGGCATGATGCCGTCCCGCTCAACCAGTTGCTTGTGATAGCCAAGCGCGTAGCCGGTCATCGCATCATCGCGACCGAACCACGTATTCTTCTCTGCCCATTTCACCGCCGCCGGGTCTGGTTGTGGCTGCTGCGGCTCCGGTGCCGGACGATTGAAGATGCTCTCGTCTTCCTTGCGAAGCTGCATCGGCTGCTGTGCCGCAGCGCGTTCCATCTTGGCGATGGCCGAAGCAATGGCTTCCTGCGCCACCACCATGCCATTGGCGTCACCGGCATCGTGGGCTTCGCGATAGGCGACCTTGGCCTGTTCCAGCATCGACTGAAGACGCCCGCGATGCTCGCCCATCAGGACTTTCTCACCCTGATGGATGAAGTCCTTCATGGCGTTGTTTTCTTGCATCAGCCGTCTGGCAAGGTTGACGGCTTCCTGATTTTCGCGAGCGATCTCGTCGGCGCGGCGACGCTCCGCATGGATGCGGGCGGTCATCTGGGTGATACGCTTCTGGGCACCCTTGGCGTAGCCGCGAACCTCGTCCTCACCGGGAATGTCCGGTTCACCGTCGCGACTGTCGTCGGCTACCCACTTACCCTTGTCTTCCTCCGGTGCATCGTCGCCAATCTCGACTTCGATATCCGGACCTCTGTCCCTGCCCGGTTTGTCCGGGCGAACCAGTTCAGTCGGTTCCGGTGGCGTCCACTTCTCATCGTCTTCTTCGAAGTCGCCCTCTTCGATGAAGTCGTTATCCGTCAATGAGTTCTTCGGCATCACCATGCCCTTTCAACCTTGCGCGGATCATCCACGACCGCTTCCACGGTATCGTCGTTGATGAGCCGGAATTCCTGATCCTCGACTTTCAGTCGGGTGCCGGAATAGGAACGGAAGATCACCCAGTCGCCAATCTTGCACCACGGGCCGTTGGGGAACTTCTTCTCGTCCTGATAGGCATCCTCTCCCATGGAGACGACATAGCCGAAGATCGATGCGACCTCTTCCATTCTGCGCAGTTCATCCGGTCGTATGATGCCGCCTGCGGTTTTCTCCTCGACAGAAGGGATCGCGACGAGGAGTTTGTATCCTTTCGGGTCCGGAATGACCGAACCTTCAACATCCTTGATTTGCGTGGAGTACACGGTTCACCTCAAAAGAAACCCCGCGCCGGTCTTTCGGAACCGGGCGGGGCGAAGAAGGAGAAACTTAAGGCACCGGGCTAAGGTGCCACTCTAAAATACGGCACCCCTTGTCAGAGCGTCAACCTCACTGGTCCTCATCGTCCTCTGAGAATGCTTTCCTGACGATCTCCTTGACGATCATGAAGGTTCCCAGCATGGCGATCTGCTCCCGGTAGGTGGTGTAATCGGGGCAACTTCCATTGAGGATGTTGTGTTCGACCGTCGCCATCTCACGGTCGATCATGGCAAGTATCCGCTCCAGCATCATTTGCCGTTCGCCTTCGGTCTGGCCGCTGCCTTCATCCGGGCCTGCCGCTCCTGACTTTCGCGGTCAAGCTGCCGCTGATGATCCTCGCGGTCGCGCTCCTCCATTTTGTCGGCATGCTCCTGCCCCATCCTCTGCGCTTCCTGCACCGTGGTCGCGATGCTTTCGGAGATTTCCTTGCCAAGCCTGATGCCCTCTTGGCGCTCCTTGCTTTCCAAGTCCTGACCGAAGGTGACAAGGCTGGCCCCGACTTCCATACCTTTCATGCGCTCTTGGCTTTGCAGCTTGGCGTAGTCGAGTTGCTCTTCCTTGGCTTCCTTGGCGGCATCGACCACCATATCCACCGCGTCCTTCTTCTCCTTGTGTTCCTGCGCCTTCTCCTTGACCGCGACTTCCCTCTCGCGCAACTGGAACACAGGATCGGCAGCAATCTGTTCCGCCTGCTTCTGCTTTGCCTGCTGCTCGTGAAGTTCGCGCAGCCGCACCGAAGCGTCCGCCAAGGCTCGCGAAAGCATGCCCTCCACTTCGGGCGGCTGCTGTTCCCCCAGCGGGGGAAGCTGAACGCCCATGATCTGCTGTATCTCACCGTGGTACTGGTGAGCCAGATGTTCGGACAGATGGGCTTCCATTGCACCTTGCATTTTTGCCGCAGAGGGTGACGCCTTCAGCATTTCCAGTATCTTGGGATCGGTGAGGAGGCTGAGATGGACCTGAATATGCGCGGTGTGATCCTGATCAGGGAACACCTTGGTCGGCTGACTGGTCAGCATCGCCATATTTTCCTGCACCGGGTCCATGCGTGGCGGCGGCGTATCCATGGGCAGAATGCGCTCATCGTTCTTGACGCCTATGGCCTGCAATCCCGCCCGATGAAGTTCCTTCATGTTGTAAAGTTCAGGGTTCATTGCCGCCAGTTGCTGGACAGCCTGCGCCTGCATGATGCGGTGCGCCTGCGTTGAGGCATTGGGATCGGATACCGGGACAACATCCACGGTCTTGCCGTCGAAATCCTGACGCCGGTTGAAGGCACCGCTCTCATCCCACGCATACTTTTCGTCCATGTAGTCAAAGATCGACTTGGCGATGAGGCCGAATTCTCTACGTAGGGAAGCATGAAGACGGGCATGCACGGCAGTCATCACCTTCATCGACCGTTCAAGAAGCGCCAATGTGGTGCCGACAGGGGCGCTCATGGTCTGCGCGGTGATCTCGGTGTCGGCAATCGAACCCACCCGCCTGCCTTCCTCGACAAGCATTTGCAGGAGATTGGCCAGCACCGCTGACGGTTCCTTGTACGGCATCGGGAACAGGTTCTGTTGAATGGTCCCGGCAGGGACATCCACGTCCCGCCACTCACCGGGGGCGATAGGGGTGTCGTCGCCCTTGGTTCGTAAGCCCCTTGTCTTCAACCCACCGGGGAGGTTGGACAAGGTTCCGGCGTCAATCAATTGCCTCAAGATGGACGTGGATGCCTTGGCGATTGACCCAAGCAAATGGATCAACCCGATGCCGTAGAAACCCAGTGCAGGCATGTACTGGTAGTGAACGAAATACTGTTCGGCCACGCGCTGGTCGTCCATTTCGTTCCAGTTGCGGTAGACCGACAGAACCTTCCGGCTCTGTTTTTCAATTGTGATGATGTACGGGTCGGCAATCTCGTCCGGATCGGCAAGCACGCCGGGGAGATTGTAATAAGCATGGATTTCCCACAGTACATGGCGGTTATCCACCTGTGTCGCTGGTTCGATGCCGGTGATCTCGTTTTCTTTTTCCTTGCCCTCCGGCGGCGTTTCGACCGCTGGCTTCTCCAGCTTGACCTTCCGGTAGAAGCCTGCCCGCATCAGCTTCTTCACCTGATTGGGTGATCTGTGCATGACATGCGTGTAGCGTTCGGAATTCTCCAGATCGGAGCATCCGTAATCCACGATGAAGTCCTCTGCCGGAACCATGCAGGCGGAAGGCCGCTTCTTCAGCGGGTCGTAGTAGACCTTCTTGAACACCGAGCCTGCGAGAGGGAGACGAAACAGCAGTTGCTCCGTCTCGTTCCGATATTCCTTCATGTTCTCCGTTAGCTGGTAGTTCATCTCCTCCTTGACCCGCTTGGAGGTGGCGATCTTCTCCGGGCTTTCGTCGCCGTAGATTTTGGTCAGCACCGGCCCGTTGGCCGGGAAGATTTCGGTGATGGCGTTCGACTGGAACCTGACGACCGCTTCCGTCATCACCGGATGATAGACGCCACTTGATCCCTTGAAGGGTTCGTTGCGGTCCTCGCCCTTGAAGCCGAGATAGTCGAGGCCGGAGGTATAGGTGTCGATCCAGTCGGCGCGGCTCATGTCGTCCGCCTCAACCAGTTCGAACAGATCGGAAGCGATGGTTTCGAGGTCTTCCTCCTCAAGGAAGTCAGCCAGATTGGCGCGATGCTCCGAACCCTGACCGGGCTGCGGCTCCTCCATCGGCATGTCCTGCGGACGATCCGCCACGTTGTCCGGCACCACATCGACATCAATCGGCGGTGCCGCCCCGTTCATCAGCGGCATCTCGTCATGCAAGGGGATCATGGCAGGGGCGATGGCCATTGTGTTATATCCTCATCTGAGGTGGGCTGGTTGGTTGCAGCCTGCGTGTCACTGGCTCATGACCTTGGAGACACGTCGATTAACCGGAGGGCGGACGCGCCCCAAATTGCCGCTGCAACCACCTCTAGTAATACTCCAGCTTTCTCACGTAGGTTTTTTTGAAGTCCTCATCGTCATCATTCATGGTGCCGATCCAGCCACCGAGACGGAACCGCTGCATCGCCATGGTGACGGTATCGACGTAATCGTCATGCTCTCCGGCGGGGAAGGCGGCACATTCCTCAATCACCTCCTGCGCCCACGACTTCATCTTTGGCGCATAGACCATTTCGGATGCGAAAATATCGGTGACCGAGTTGACGCGGCTGATCTTGTCGTTGGGATTGCCGGTGCCGCCCCTACCCACCACCACGTCCTGTATCGGGATGTTCATCATCCGCATCTCGTAGATCAGCGGATGTCCCGCTCCCCGCGCTTCGATCAGGCAGATGTCCGGCTCCCACTCCTCGTAGTGCTGCTTCGCTCTCCGCTTCAGTTCCGGAAACTCCCACTTGCCCCGGATCGCATCCAGCAGGATCAGCTTGCTCTTCCCGTCGTCTTCTTCGTCTGAGAAAACGCCCCAAGTAGTACAGGCTGAATAGTCGGCTCTGGTCGTGTTTGAGAAGGCGGTGTCCCAAGATTGGATAATGGTGTCGCATTTCGGTGGCTTCGGCTTGTCCCAGTTCTGCCAGTAGTCGCGCTTGATCAGCGCCCCCTCTTCCGAGATCGGGTTCTGCTGGTACTGGGCGTTCCATTTGGACAGCGGGATCGACGCCTTGGTGCGGAGCAGTTCCTCCAGCGACCAGTATTCCGGCCAGATCGGTTTGCCGGAAGGCAGGATGGCGGGTAGCTGGACGATCTCCCACTGATCGGAGTGCTCGTCGGCCATCTGTTTCTTCAGAAGCTGTCCTGTAAGATCGCGGAGCGACCACCGTGTCATGACCACGATGATCGCTCCACCCGGCTGAAGGCGTTGGCGGGGGCCACCTTCATACCAAGACATCACCCTGTCGTAGACTTCAGGGTTGCTCTCACCGATTACGGCATCCTGCTCCGACAGCGGATCGTCTATGATAAAAAGGTCTGAGCCCTTACCGGCTACTGCACCCCCAGTTCCGATTGCAAAGTATTCGCCACCCTTGTTGGTGGACCAGCGGCCAGCCGCCTTGTTGTCCGGTGACAGGCTGACACTGGGAAATAATGCCTGAAAATCATCCCTATCGATGAGTGCCCTCACCTTTCTGCCGAAGCCGACCGCCAACTCTGCCGTGTGGGACGACTGGATGACCCTCTTGTTGGGGAAGCGGCCAAGGAAGAAGGCCGGTAGGTAGACGGAAGCGAACTCGCTCTTGGTGTGCCGGGGCGGCATGTTGATGATGATCCGCTTCTTGCGACCGGCGATCACGTCATCGAACAGTTCAGAGATAATGCGGTGGTGTGACCCCTCAACGAAGTCAGGCCACATGGTTTTGACGAACGGCAGGAAATGGGTCCGCGCATTCAGCTTGGCGCGGGTGCGGGTCAGTTCGTCCAGTAAGTCGAGGACTTCCTTCTGCTTGTCGAGCGGAAGCCCGCTGACCCGAAGCAGCAACTCGTCATAGTTCATGAAATGAAAAGGGCCGCATGAGCGGCCCTTCCATAGGGACGTAGGGGTTTATGGTACGCCTACAGGGTACAGCCCCTTGACGGGGATGGGAAGTGCTAGACGTTCTCGACGTTGGCGTCCTCTTTTTCGATGACCTCCTTGGTCATCGGTTCGCCTTGGCTCACCTCGTCACCGGCACCGACATTCTGCTGCGGCTCGCGCTTGTCGATGAAGACATAGCCGGTGTTGGTGGGAATTTCCTCGTCGGTAAAACCAGCCTGTCTGTACTGGCGTTCGGCATTGCGCCGCTTCTGGAGTGCCGCAACATCCTCCTCGCCGTCATAGGTGCGGGAAATCTGAGCGCCTACATCGTAATATTCGGCATCTGCCGCTTCACGGGCTTCGTTCTCAGCCTGCATCTGTTCATCGACACTGCCGGGTCCGGCTCTGGTCGTGGCCATTTACTTTCCTTTCTTTCCAGACTTCCCTTCGGAAGCCTTATCAACTGCGGAGACGCCCTCGGCATCGGCATCCTTCGGCTCGCCCTGATTGCCCTTACCCGGCTTGTCTTCGGGAGGGCCGCGACCCTCTTCCTCGCCGCCCTCGCCCTTCAGTGCGGCGGCGACCTTTGTCCATAAATCGGCATCGGTCAGCATGTTGCGGCTGTTGACTGTCGGGTTGGCGCTGGCATTGACGAAAAGCTGCGCGACACGCTTGCCAATCTCTTCATTCTGCGGGTTGGCCATTGGTTGGTTCCTCTTCGTTTTCAGGCAGGAAGGTGAAGGTCTTCTGGTCCGTCTGATAGCTGCCCTGCTGCACCCAGACCGGGAATGACCCTGCGACTTCGGCAGTCGATGGCTTGACGGTCGTCCTTAACTGGTCGCTGCTGATGAAGGTCGTTGGTTCAATACCGCCGTTGAAATAGATAATGCTCGTCTCGGTGAATTTGTTGCCATTGACGTTCATTTCCACATCGGCAGAACCAATTCTGGCGCTCGACGGATTGATACTATTAAGCACCGGCTCCTCGCCCGGTTCCGGGTCGGGCGGCAGCGGTGGCTGCGGCGTGTAACCGGGGGGCCATGGCAGGCCATTCTGGAGATAGACGCGGCGCTGGTTGTTGGCCTTGATGATGTTGGCGACATTGGCCTCGCCATCAAAGGTCTGGGTGGTTTCGCCAAAGCGCGGGTCACCCGGCGTTATCGGCGGCATGCTCTCGTTCTCTGCCATTCTCGTCCTCCATGAGGGTGAAAGGAAGCACGGCGGTCACATGGTCGCCGGTCTTGACCTTGACTTCGATGGTCACCGGCTCGCCATGCCACCATGCCGGATCGAAGGGTGCCGACAGCAAGTCCTGACCCAGCATGCCGCTGGCCTGCGGTTCGCCATCGAACAGCACTTGGCTCTGCATGGTGAAGCCCATGCCCCTGACGCCGAGCACGAATGCGCCATCGGTGGTCTTGGCGGTATTCGGTTCCAGCTTGAGCAGTTCCGGTGAAGACAGGGTGGCTGTCATGGCTCCTCCTATTGCAGCTTCGGCATATCGACCCCGGTACTGACACCGATCAGGTCGAGCAGCAACAGCACGACGACAATCGCCACCACAACGATAAGGACGATCTTGACGATCCGTTGCGGCGGTTCAGGGATGAGATTGTCCACAACGTAGACGGCCACGTAATAAAGAATGCCGATGACCAGCAGCCAGACAATCAGGCTGACGAGAGCGCCAATCATGATGCTTTCTCCTCATAGATTGCTGCCCTGACGGCGGCATCCTTGGCTTCCAGCAGCTTACGAAGAGCAACGGTGCGTTCCGGATTGCGCGGCAGGGTTTCCATGATCGTTGCAGCCAGTTTGCCAAACGGCTGCGATACCTCCTGAAGATGCTGTGGCAGATGGTGCCAAGCAAAGAACTGAAGGATCGGTTCGCTCAATGAACCCTCCATAAACGAAGGGGATCGCGGAGGAGCCAACCCCGACACGATCCCCAACCTTCAACCGCCTGAAAGGAGCGGTTGCGGTGAAGCTTACCACGCTCAAGGAGAGGGAGGAAAGCCGGGGCGGACAAACCTCCCCCTCAGTGGCCTCCTGTGAAACTGCTGTTCGGGCACATCACTCAGGCTCGTCCAGTCTATTTATTCTTCCCTTTGGGTCCACCGCCTTTGCCGGGGTTGTCGGGGTCTTTCCCTCCACCGGGCTGGTTCCCGTGTCCCTTGTCTGCGTCTTCAGACCCTGATGGTGGGCCATTGCTTCCGCCATTGTTACCGGGCGGGCCTTGGGGTCCGGTCGGTCCTTGAGGTCCGGCTGGCCCCTGCGGGCCGGGTGGACCCATTCCCCCGGTTCCTCCCTGTCCTCCGCTTGGCCCAGAAGGACCAGCAGGACCAGACCCACCACCACCACTATTGCCGCCAGAACCAGAATTGCCAGAATTTCCACTGTTGCCGCTCTCCTGCGCCGTTGCCTGTTGCTGGCTGTTGTAGACCCTGCATAGCTGGATGGTGTTGACGCCCTTCTGCCTGAGATAGCGGCACTGCTCCTCGGAGAAGAACAGCCCCGGTCGGTGCATGTTGGTGCAGCCGGAAAGCAGCCACAGGATGATCAGCATCCACAGGACGATGCCAATCGGCAGCGCAATTGCTATGCCGCGCACGAAGTGGATGCTCACTCCCGGCGCTTCTTTTGGGTCTTCGTCTGCGGGCATATCCCCCTCGTATCGATACCAACCTGCTTCATGACGCGGCACTGGTCCGCCGTGAATTTCGGCGCATCGGCCTTACTGACCGACATCAGGAAGATCAGGCTTGCCATTGCCGCTATCCAGCATGCGGTCGGCAATGAGTTTGAGGCTTTCGCAATAAGAGGCAACTTCTTCCAGTGTCGGTTCATGCTGGAGAACAACGCTGACGAACCATCTGTCCGCTCCCTGAAAAGCAAAACCCGAAGAGACGCCCCACTGATCCGGCCCTCCCCTTTGTTTGACATGGCGCATGACGCATCCCGATTGCTGATTGGAGAACTCCTCGTACTCGCTCATGAAACGGTTCATCAGTTTCTCATCGTTCAGCACCCGCCAGACGGCATAGGTCGGGATGCCGATGACAACCAAGAGCGCGATGATCAATACGTTCTGAAGGTTCAGCCCCTTGATGATATTGGCGACGTTAGCGATGCGCCCCTCTGGTGGCGGCGGTTGCGGGGGAACGGTCATTCGATCTTCTCAATCAGTCCCTCGCGCACCGCGTCATCGAAGTTCATGTGCCACTCGTAGATGGCTTCCTCACTGATCCGGACCAGCGCCTGCGCCAGCCGGTAGACCTCCTGCTTCTGGTGCGAGACGAACACCACATGGGTTCCCTTGGGAACGAGGATGTCCTTGGTGGTGCGGTACCTGTTGCGGTTGGCGCTCATTGCATCAGCCACCACATCAGGCCGAGGATGGCGATGATGAGTGTGATGTAGATGACGGCCCATTCGGCATCGTGGCGGTTCACGCGATCTGTTCCCCGTTGAGGATGACGGTGACCTTGCCGGTTGTCGTTATTGTCACCACCGGGACATCGGTTGGTGGAACCGGTTCAGGGGAAGGCTCGGTCCACGAGGTTTCGAAGGCTTCAAGGAATTTGACGTGGTAGCCCTTGATCAGATTGCCGATATTGACGCCACCCGACCAAGTGGGAACCTTGGTCTTGTCGCCGTTGACGATCTCCCGCGCCCCGAAGCTGTCGTTCTTGGTGTCGCTGAAATAGCGCGGCAAGTTCTGCACCTTGCCGTTGCCGTCCTTGCGGAACCACCCTTCGTACATGCCGCGCATCAAGACCCTTGCACTGATGGTCGCGTCGAGTGCCCTTTCGGGATGGAGATAGAGATCGTCACCACCTGTAAGGGCAAGCTGTGATGTAGCAAACTTGTAGTTGTCCGCCCACGTAAGCTGGATATCCCCCCTGCCATAATAAAGCAGGCCGGTGGTCGGGTCCGGTTCACCGTAGGGCTGTCCCTTGCCCTTGCCGTACTCTTCGATGGGCCACATGGTGGCGCTGGTTTCGTGGTACGAGGTGGCGAAGCAGTAGGAGATATAACGGAGGTCGGTCTTCGGCGGCACACGTTCCTCGTATGCCCCCATCTTGAAGTTCATCCCGTCCACCTGTTGCTGGGTCATGTGCCCATGAAACAGGCTCTCGCGGACATGGTTAAAGAAGACAGTGCGGTCGAAAGGCATTGAACCCTCCCCGCTCTCTCCACGGGGAGGATTATGCCTTACCGGCGTGAACCCTGAACAGAGGTGCCGCGCGACGTGCCGTGGGCCTTTTCGATCAGCCCCATTGAGGCAAGCGTCTCGATCATTGCCGAAATCGATCCCTTGGAAGAGATGCCCAAACCAATGGCGATCTCCCTGAAGGTCGGGTTATGCCCATGCATCTCCTCGAATTTGTTGATGAAGTCGAGAAACTCCTGTTGCCGCTCTGATGGTCTGGCTGAAGCCATCTCCGTTCTCCTCACCTCCATTGTTCGCGTTTCCATTTGATGCATGCTTGCAGCACCTTGATGTTCTGCTCGTGCTGGCTCCCATAGAGAAGGCCATGGCTGCGGCCATCTCCATGGATCATAACGATCCGCGCGTCGATCTTCGGGTAGACATGGATCGCCTGCCATGGATAGAGGCAACGGATCAGCTTCCGGTATTCCTTAACCAGCGCCGGTATCTCGTCCATCGTCGCTCACATTGAACTCCACGGTTTCCGGCACCCCGTCATCCAGCGTCACCAGTTGGGTGGGAGAAAAGATATGCAGAATGCCGTCGTCGTTCTCGACCACATACCTGATCTGTCCCTTCACCTTCCTGAAGACGGAGACGATGTAGCCCTGAAACACATAGTCGCCCCCGGTCTTGATGACCCGATCCCCAACAACCAACTGCTTCTTCCTACCCATGATTGCCTCTCTGAACTTCACTCGGTATCCCCACGTCCGGCTGGCCACAGCTTGGCCGGAACTCCCGGCCTGTCATCTGACGAATGCGCGTATGCCTGCTCCTCCAGCATGAGGATGGCATCCTCCAGAAAGGCTTTGGTCACGGTGGTCCATCTGCCGATCTGATCCTGATACAAAATCTCTATCGTCTTGCAGCGCATGGTCTGGTCATGCGTACCGCGCAACGCCTTCAGCTTTTCGATCTTCTCTCTTGCGTTCATCTCCCTCTCCGTTTCATCCCGTCAATCACCATCCATACCCCGATCCCTTGCAGGATGAGGATTATAATCCCAAGCACCATTTCTTTACCCCTATATAGGACGGAAATCGTCCGGCTGACAGGGTAGCCCCGGTGCCGGAATGGATCAACCGGAACGGTTTATAAATGCGCCGCTTTTCTGAGGAGAAGATTTATCTTCGCCTGCCAGCCCATGCCGCTTTTGCGGAAATGTTCGAGGATATCGTTATCCAGCCAGATTGTGACGCGGCTCTTGCGAGATGAGTGGAAGCGTCTGTCGGCCTTTGCAGGATTTTTCGGAATATCGACGTTTTCGACTTTATTTTGCACAGGCTCCGGCAAATCCGTTTCCTCTTCCCATGGCTGCTTTTCGATCTGCCGAATTTCCGATTTTTTTTGCAGAAAAATTTTTGGTTGGTATTGCCTCGACAGGCTCATGTTATTTCCCTCCGGAATTGCTGTACATACGTACTGTACGTACAGGATGTATATACATACTGTATGATACAGGACGGACAGTACGTACTGTATCAGACTGTACGGGATTTGTGAAATTTTGGATCGGGTGTCCGGGTTAGTATGTATCGCGTGACGCACACGCGCCTGCACGCGCGGGGGCTACGTATGGGTGGGGGGTAGTACCCCCCACCATGCGCACATACTACATGTGGGGTCCATGCCCTACGACCCTGTGTCCTGATTATCCAATGAAATCAATGGGTTAGTGTACATCTAAGTGATTGTAGTGATAGCGAACTGCACTCGAAGAGTGCACAGATTACAGTGTCACCCCATTGTTGTTGTCTCATTCTCTCTCTTACATCTTGATGTAAGAGAACCAGTGCTATCCCCTTATCCCCTCCTCTCACCATGTACCCTCAGTACCCTTAAGGGACTGAGGTGTGTGTGGTGATTGGCCTTCCATTGTCTTGGTGCCGACAGTCATCTCGCTACTCGACATCTTCGATGTCTCCGTTGCTCTTTCCGGGCGAAACCTCTTGGGCATCAGGAAGAACCCTTGGTTCTGGATGTGAAACATGTTCGATGGTTTCATGCCGAAAGAGTTCGCGAAGTTTGCTTCGCAATTCCAGTTCCACTTCCTCCGGCCTTCTCTCCGTCCTGTCTTCGACAGAGCGAACCTCTCGAAACATCGAAACCAGATCGATTTTGCCTAAGGCAATCAATGCGGCGATCCGTTCCGATGGCTTCGCGTCTTCTCTCCGGCTTTCTTTCATCAAGCCGGAGAACACGTGCCGACGAATGGCCACGGCATCCCGATGCATAGCCTTCTCCTGCTCCGTAAGGAGCATTTCCACCCTATGTTTGATCTTGTCCTGCTTCATCAGCTTGGATGCCGAGACATTGACCGTCGATGACTTACCGCCCGCACTGTAAGTAGCGCGGTAAGCTGCCGAGAGCGTCTCTCCCCGAGCCACCAATTGCGCGAAAGCTTCCTGCCTTGGTGTGAGATCGGAGGCCAGTCTGGTCGGCAAACCAAGGCTTTGTCGTAAACTGTTTTGCGGCATAACGGTCACCGTGTCCTAAACCCTATGGGGGTTTAGAAATTCTAGTCAGAACCCCGATGATTTGCCAAGTGGTCCGGCTCCAATACCCAAGGGGATTGGAGCGTCTGCGGGGGCGCATCATGCCCGCATCATGACGCGAGTTTTCTTCACGCCTGTTTCCCTACGCATTATGCGCAGGAGAAATCGCGCATGGAAAAAGGCTTGCCATTTGTCGTCCGGTTTGGGATTGTTTGGGGGTCGAAAGCAGGATTGCTCCGACAGCGGAAAGCCGGATGGCTCCCGCCAAAAAGCATCTCTCCGGAGAAACCGGGGGCCGCAAGCACCGCTGTGAAGCGAAGCTTGGTGAAGGCAGAACAAATCCGGACAGTTTTGCGGCGATCATGGATAACGAAGTGATCGAAAGTCAGCGAAGCTGGTCGTGGCAAAGAGCAATCTTGTGATGCTTTGCCGCCCACACTCCTCCTCACGATTGCTGCGGGATCAAGCTGCAAACTCAGCAAAAGCTGAAAGGCGAAGCTTGGTCCTTCAACAATCCTGAAAGGATTACGTTATGACGAAAACTGCCAAAACCGTTGCCAAGTCGGAAGTCTCCTCCCGTGAGGAGCTGCTCGCCAGCGTCTCACAGTTTGAATTTCAAACTTGTGAGATCGTCGGCGGACGGAATTTCCCCATTGGGGAGAAATTCGACTGCATCAAGGTCGGGGTTTCCGGCTACGGCAAGCCCTACACGGTCATCTCCGTCAACGGAGAAGACCGGTTCTGCGATCCGAAGAACCTCAAGGTTCTTAAGCCGATGACCGAAGCCAAGATCGCCGCCGCTAAAGCGGCGCTGGAAGAGGCAAAAGAGGCAACCCTGATCGTCGGCGGAACCATCAAGAATGAGAGTGAGAAAGCAGTTCTCATCTCTCATCATGGCTGGTTCAAGCCGAAGTGGTTTCCCAAGTCTCTGGTCACCAAGATTGGTGACCATGAAGACGGCGAGCAGAACCTCTATGAGGTTCCTCGTTGGAAAATCCATGCCGATCATGGTCCGGCTGGCGTGAAGGCTCTCGCGGCACTCCAAGATGGCTATGAAGCCATGTTGGAGCCGGAAGAAAAGCCGGAACCCAAGGTCGTCGTCCGTACCGGTAAGTATACCGGTAAGGTCAAGAAGTGATCTCTGAAAAATCGCATGACCTCCCCTCCGAAAGGAGGGGAGAGCGGGCGATTTTGCCCTGAATGAGGAGCCAACAAAATGCCATTTGATCCCAATGATCTCGCTGAAATGCTCTTGGTAAAAGAGCACTTCATCGATGAGCGAAACTTCGCCATGTCGATGCGGGATTGGCCGAAAGTTTCTGTCATCCGACAGAAACTCAAGCACGTTGAAAACCGGATTGCTTCGATCCGGTTTCAGCAAAAGACCGCCTGAGAAATTGCATGGGATGGGGTCCACTGGACCCCATTACGGGCAATTTCGCCCTTTTGAGGAGCCAAAATGCAAGTTCTCACGAAAGCACAGAAACTCGCTTTGAAGCGAGTTTTTGATCGGACGCCTCTTTTCGTCCTTTGGGACGGAAAGTGCTTCATGCCGACTTCCACCGAAGGGTGGAATGCTCACAAGAGACTGGATCAACCGACAATGACCTACCGGTCATTTCGGTACACCGCAGTCACCAGCTTTGGGACGTTAATCGTCCCATGGTGTGGAATGTGGCTGGCCATCGAAACCGATGGCTACACCCACTCTTAGAGATCGCATGATATCTCCTCCGACTTGTCGGAGGGGATAGCGGGCAATCTCGCCCTATTGAGGAGCCAAAAATGGTTGGAATGCTGAACATCGGTACAGTGTCCCATGGGACACTGCGTCCGCAAGATTTGCTCCGTAGGTTTTCCCAAACCTACGAGCAATACTTCAGCGATGAAACGGATTACAATCCGTTTCTTTACATGGCAGCTAACTTGTTAGCTGCCACTCTGGATGATCTCGAAGGAGATCATGTTGCCGACCACATCTATGAGCATGTCGATTATACAATCGACAAGCTTATAGAGAAGCTGGAAGGCTTGGCTTCCCGTCATAACTGTTACTTCGGAACCACCGAAGGTGACGGTTCGGATTTCGGCTTCTGGCCGAATGAAGGCGGCGAAGCTTAGGAATTGCATGACTTCCCCACTGAGAAATCAGTGGGGAATGCGGGCAATTCCGCCCTGAATTGAGGAGCCAAGATGACTGAAAGAGCACAACTTTTCGCCCAGAGACTTCGTGATCTGGACGAATGCATTGCTGAAAGCAAGGCATCGGAACACTACGATCCGAAAAACGACTACTGGACCCATCTCAAAGAGATGGAAATTCAGGCTTTCGCCAAAGGCGATGGTGTCGTTTGGCGGGTCAATGACCGGCCTTACATCGTCTTCGATACCATCGATAGCCGATGGTATTCCTGAGAAATTGCATGGGATGCCCTCTCTCAGAGAGGGCATTACGGGCAATTTCGCCCTTTGAGGAGCCAAACATGATCCTGCTTTGGATATCGACATATATGTCGATCTTCACGATGGGAATTCTTGCCATCATTGTGGGGACTTCCCCACAATTCGGTTGGCCGGAATATTCCGCCACCATTCTTGCGATACTTTTCGGTATCGGCGCAGCAACGACGTTGCTGGAAATTGGTCGGAGGGAACGTCGATGATCTACATTCTTGTTCCAGTGATAGCTTTGCTATCGTGGTACATCGTTTATCTCGAAACAACGAAAGGAGATCGCAAATGAAATGTCTCCACTTCGTTGGTTTCACCAACGAAGAACAAATCAGGAAGGCTTCCCGAATATTCGGGGAGCCTCATTTCATACATCCCAAATGGGATGTCAGAGCCGAGCAAGAATTGGATGTAGACGATGTAATCGTCTACGCCAATGGAACACCGAGGAGAGCGGAAGAACGTGAGTTCTTCCTGAGTGTGGGCGGCAAGCAAGGGGGTGGGCGCATGATGCGCCTGCCCCCTTTTTTTTGCTCAAAATTCAGCTACTATCGCAGACATGCGCTACATACCCGGATACGAAGAACGCTATAGAATAGATCAAAACGGCAATGTTTTCTGTAATCATAAGAATAGATTTCTGAAACCAACCCTGCACCCTTCAGGGTATCTATTTGTGTCTCTAGCAAAAGGGACAAAAAATTATCCATTGCGAAAGCAATACAAGATCAATTACTTAGTCGCACTTACTTATATCGGACCAAGGCCAAAGGGCTTGGTCTGTTGCCACAATGATGGGAACAAACTCAACAATCACCTCTCGAATATCAGATGGGACACCCAAAAATCGAACATCCACGATGCAATCGTGGCCGGTACGTTTACCGGGCGACCACGTAAGCACTAGTTTTTTCGCGCACGCGCGAGGGGGGGCAGCAGACACGCGATCCCGGTACTTAATCGTCCGGTCCCAAAAAAGCGATTTTCCAAAAGACCAGCTAAATCTTTGATCTGAAAGAATGTCGTGGACACACTAGAGGGGTGGCAAAATTCAAGAGGTATTTTTGCCCCCCTCTCAAATGTCAAATCCTACCCATACCCCCCATAGGTAGGAAAAAACTGGCGAAATGCCTGTCAAAGCGTTGATCTTAAAGATGCGGACGCTGTGGACGGTTCAATCCGTACACATTCTGGCTGGCCAAAAAGCAGAAAGGCTCTCGCAACATTGGCCGAAGCCAGTCACGGAGCCTTTCGCTACTGGCGTTTCAACTCACCCCTCACAGGGTTTCGCTTACTTTGTCAGCTAAGTGGTTATAGGGCGCATGATGCCAATTGGCAATGCCAAAATAGCAGACATGCGATCCCTTTAGCACGGTCTTGTAAAGACACATGTTTGGCTGTCCCATAACGTAAGAATGTTTGCGTTTAACCAATTACCAAAAGTGGTAGTAACTTATTGATATCATTGATGATATTAACGAAAACCTTATCACACGCAAGAATGTTTAAGTTATGGGACGAACAAACATGTTTCCTTACGCGCCCGTACTAACGTTCATCCCTTGATATCTGAGTGAAATCCGGTGGCAAAAATCGTCCGGTGCCGGTAAGGTTTTGGTTCGATCAGGGAGACGCACATTTATGTCAAACAAGCATGCACCAGACCCGTTGGTCTATCTGCCGCCAGAAGACGCAGAACGCTTCATGATCCTTATCATGACGCATCTGGTCGATTGGCCGCTCAAAACCGCTGAAAGTTTCAGAAATGCAGTTCTGGGAAACGGTGCCATTGCCGTCAATCCCCTGCTTGGCATCGAAAACGACAACGATGTCAGCTTCCTCAAATCATCCCTTAAGAAGGTGATTGCCGAAGGCCGAATGATCGATTTCGGCTTCATTCCCAATGAACTCTACAAGACTGAAAGTCTGCGCTCCCGTCGCATGTTTGAAAGCGGCGATTTCCAGCATCCCTACGACACTTGGCTGGGCATCGCATCGTGGGAAGGCGGTTCATGCGGCTACTATTTCACACCGCATCCCGCTGACCCAAGCATGATCCTGTGCATCGAACTCTATGGGGTATCGGTGCCGCAAGTCGGTGACGCCATCCTCATCTACGATATCATTTCCATAGAAGTGAAAGGCATCGGCCAAACGCTGGTCCATCCGGCACCGATGAAGCATGTCCAAGGATACAGCACCTATTTTGGCCAGACTGAGGAAGAGGCTGGAGCGGCACGTGGCGCAAATACGCTGGACCCAATGGTCACCATGCTTCGTATCTTGGCTGATGCATCGATCCCAATTGTGGATCGACCGGCACCGGTCAAGCTGAACAAACACAGAGTGAAGAAAGGGCTGTGGGAAATCCCTGCCCATACCGCTGTTCTGACCAAAGATTACGTCACCGCTTTTAGAGCCGCACAGGCTGGCATGCATGAAAAAGGTACGCATGCATCACCCGTGGCGCATTGGCGTAGAGCACATAAGAGAACGTTGGCCGATGGACGCATTGTCCCAGTTCGCTCGTCCAAGGTGAATTGGAGGGAGACGGAGGAACTGCACCGTCTGTTCTACCGAGTACCGGAAAAGAAGTGATGTACGGTACAGACATCGAGAAATGCATCGCTTGCGGTGACAATTCGGACGTGATCGACAGCCGTCCGGTCCCGGCAACAGGTTTCAGAAGAAGACGGCGGCAATGTCCGCATTGCAAGCGCCGCTGGAGCACCTTCGAAGTGTCGGAAGAAACCTACAGGGTAATCCTTGCAACCGAGAAGCTTGAGCAACTGGCAGACACGCTGGAGGAACAGGCCAAATCACTAAGGCAACTGACTAAAGGAGAAACCGAATGAGAAAGAACGAAAAGACAGCCTTGACGCCTGATGAGGTGTTGCGTGTAGCCTATGCAGACATCATTAGAGATATCGATCAGGACGATCTCGCCGCCCTGCTCAACGTGAATTCGGGGCGCGTGGCCGAGGCTGTCATCGCCATACGTTGGGCCATGCATAACCACAAGCTGATCTACAGGCACATCCAGAAACAGAAGAACGGCAGAAAGAAACTGGCAGTCGCGGAGGTCGTTGAAAACGGGCAGGGCACAATGAAATTCATAGAGGATGGCGACGGTCTGAGAATAACACATGGGTAGCAGGATTGGGCGAGGGAAAAAGGTCAAAATGAAAGACCGCATCAAATGCAGGCTGATGGATGAAATCCTGAAAGGTAACAATATCTACATTGCCGAGACGGTACTTAGTGAGAAGTCCTTCCTTCTGTATGCCAACAATGACCAGCACACCGAGCCTTGTGACGATCTGTTTATGTGGAAGGGCTATGCCATGCCATTGGTGTCGCAGCCCGTTACGCTCAAGGATGCCTTGGCGATAGTCGATACACACTGGGACAGCAGGATAAAGATAAATGACATGGCGTGATCATGGCATACACGCAAGGCTGCACAAGAACCTCACCGAACTGCTGAAGCGCGGTGAAGTGAACATCACGCTGACCTGTGTTCATATCAACCAGCCTGTCGAGGATGAACGCTTCCACGAGGGCATCTGGCAGTATCTGGCGCATGCTGGCGCTTTCGTGACCGGTCAGACTGACAGCGATGAAGCGTCACAGTGTTTCGGGTGCGAGAAAGACTGGACATGGAAACGTGTCATCCGTGGGTTTGTGCTCATGGAGTTTATCGATGTAAATGGTCAGAGCGCGATGGGTACGGTCACCGGATTGTGCCCTATATGTTGGGGTAATGAGCAGAGACTGTTGAAGGCATTCGAGCGTGATTTCGGCATCAAGCCGGATCAGATACGACGGGTGCATCACGAAGGGGGGCACGCCTGATGATGAAATTCATGACGAACAGTGAAGCTAGATGCATCGTTGAGGATATGGGCGACCGTATCCTCACCACGGAACAGGTTCTGGAGATACTCCCGGTCAGCAAATCAACGCTGTGGAGACTGGAGAAACAGGGCATTTTCCCAAGGCACTTCAAGGTCGGTTCCCGCAAGAACGGTTGGCTGGAAAGCGATGTCCAAAGCTGGATCGATAATGTCCAAGAGGGCAACATCACCGTCAAATGAGGAACCTCAATCTGCTGAACGCCTACCGCTGTATCGGACCAGATATCATCAAATATTTCGGCAGCACAGGAGATCACACATGTGGGTTCTTCGTGGTGCCGTCGCCCATCGACAAGGGCGAGATGAAGGTCATGGCATCGTCAGACTACGATTGGGACCATGTTTCGGTATCGCGTCCCAATCGATGCCCAAACTGGACAGAAATGGAACATGTCCGACATCTGTTCTTCAAGGATGACGAAACTGTCATGCAACTGCATGTGCCAGTGGTTGACCACATTTCGGTACACCCGAACTGTCTCCACATGTGGCGACCGCAAAAGCAGGAAATACCAAGACCACCTTCGATCTTGGTGGCTTAGGGGTAGATATGGCAAAGGGTAGGCCGCTCCGCTTCATATCGGGGAACTACATTGATCGCGTCAACGATGCGGTGTTTGTCGAAATAGGCGAAACCACCGTCTATTTCGCTGACCGCAAGGTGATCGCGATGTACGCCCACGATGCGCTTTATCGCGTCAATGCGCTCGACAGCGGCATCATGTACAAACGTGTGCGGAGCGCCATGCTGCGACACAAGCCACGCAAGGTGCATGAGATGAAGCGTGAAGACCTGAATGCAATGGTCGAGGCTGCGATCATGACCATGGCGTCCAAGCTGGTGGATGAAAAGCTGGGGCTGGAAACCGCATGAGCGAGATCACTTTTGCCTGTGAGCCGGTGGTGTTTGGGTCCATTGCCGAACCGGTCCCGGCCAAGAAGATCATCGAAGACTGGTTCCGCAAGCTGCCGATGGACCTTCCGGAATACAACATCCTTGAGAACTTCGGCAGGACGGTCAAAGCCTGCCCGCCCTTCTTGGATGCCATGACGCTGGGCTACATGTTTCTGGTGCCCGCCGACTTCAAGATAGAGATCACCGGCAACGGCACCCACTTCAACGCCTATTGGCGCTATCCGGAACCCTATATCGACGGGCATCCACCGAGTTCCATCACCGGACATCCCAAGCATGGCAAGATCATCGTCAAGGTGTTCACCATGTGGGGCATCAAGACCAAGCCGGGATGGTCCACGCTGATCTTCCCGCCAATCAATCGTGCCGAACTGCCTCTAGAGGCAATGGCCGGAGTGCTGGACAGCGACCGGATGCACGATGTCCTGACCATTCCATGCTTCTGTAATCTTCCCGATGGTCTGCATTTCATTCGCAAGGGCACGCCGCTGGCACAGGTGCTGCCTTTCAAGCGGGAGGAACTGAGTATGGTGGCACGGGGAGAGACACCGGAAGAAAAGCTTCTGCGGGAGAACCACAGGCGTCTGATGATGTCCGAGGTCGGCTCCTACCAGCGCAAAATCCGGCATAAAGGCTACGACGACAAAGACGTGGGGCATGATTGAGTATTCGAGCACACCGGAATTCTTTTTCCACGACGAGATGGGCAACGATATCACCTCCGTCTCAGTCGGAGAGGTGTGGCTGTACTTCTACAAGCAGACACTGATCGGCGTGCGTGACATGCGCAACAACAGGGCTGTGTTCCTGCGCGTCACGAAAATCCCCAAACCGGATGGCTATTCGCACCGGCACGAAATCACCTACGACATTGTGCTACGGGCGACCAAGGAACCCTACCACAATCAGGAAACTCCGAAATATCTGCACGCGGAGGAACTGACTGCCTTGGCTATCGCGTGGGTGGCTGAAGGCTTGACCAAACACGTCGATCTGGCGCTGCACGCTTAACCTTCTTCCTTAGATGCTTCCACAAAATCGGTTTGGTGGGATTGACAGCCCAGCCGAACCGGATATGATTTGGGCCGGACGACAAAAAACCGGTCCGACTATAAAGAAACGTTTCAGGAGAAACAAATGAAAATTTCCGACGCCAAGACCCTGCTTACCACCATTCTCAAGTACAACATCGACCAACATCTGGCCGGTGTTTCGCATAAGCACTTCATTATTCCTTGCTTCATCGGTGATCCCGGTGTCGGCAAGACTTCCATTCCCAATCAGGTTGCCGCCGAAGAGGGCGTTCCTCTTCACACCACCATCATCGCTCAGTATGACGCTGGCGAAATGGGTGGCTTCGGCATTCCCACAGACGTGGTTTTCGAAGAGGAAGACGACGAGGGAAAAATCCGCCGCTACACTGAGAAGCGTGTGATCCGGGCACGCCCCGATTATCTGCCTGATCCACGTACTCCGGAAGGCGTTGTCGGTATCTGGAACCTTGACGAACTGATGCAGGCGTTTCTGGCCAACCAGAACATTTGCAGCCAGATCGTCAACGAGTACCGGGTTGGCGAACATCCGATTTCTCACGGCATCACCATCTGCTGCACCGGCAACAAGCCTGAGAACAAGGCCGGTACGACCACCATGCCGATGCACTTGAGGGACCGTCTGATGTTCATCAACATCGAAGCGGACCACAAGGACTTCAATGACTACGCCAACCAGCGCGGTCTGCATCGTTGGGTCCGTGCCTTTGTCCAGAAGAACCCGGCGTTCCTTCACAAGTTCGAAGTCGGCGTCAACGCTTTCCCGTCACCACGTTCTTGGGAGCGGACTTCGGAACTCCTGAAGATGGGCCATGCGCCGCACATCCTGACCGAGTGTCTGTATGGCCAGATTGGTGAGGGTATGGCTTCGCAGTTCCTTGCATGGGTCAAGGTCGAAGACCGGTTGCCGAGTGCCGAGGATGTTGTGAAAGACCCTGAAGGTGTGCCGGTCTTCGGGGATCGCGATGCCGACGTGAACTACATGCTGATGGCGAACCTTGTTGAGGTGGCGGACAAGAAGAACCTTGGGCAGATCATCAAGTACCTGAAGCGCATGCCCAACAAGGAATTCGTCGCCATGTGGGCCAAGGATGTCCAGCAGCGGCATCCGGAAGTCAACGACCTGAAGGAGATGACAGAGTTTAAGCTGTCCACGTTGACAAAAATCCTCATCTGATACTGCGGTTTCCGGTCCTGTTTCGGCGGGACCGGTTTCCGGAATATCAACGAAGGGTAGCAAGAAGTTAGGAGAAACAAATGGCTAATCTTTCACATCGGGCCGTCATGGTGGTCCTCAATCAACGTGCATGGAAGGGCAAGGCGGTGGACCGTGAGGTTGCTGCACAAGCCGAAATAAACGCCAACGCAGAACAGGGCACGATGACTGTCATCAAACAGTTGACGCCGAAGTACCTGATCCAGCCGATTACCAACATCATGCAGGAAGGGCGGGCGGCGCATTACAAGAAGACCCTTCCCGGTCTGTTCCGTGGTCAAGCTATCCTGCCGACGAAGATGTTCGAGGATTACATGGTCGAGCAGCAGGAGTACGGCGACCAGTTCTTCAGTGCCGTCGATAAGTTCATCGGCATCTATCCGGATATCCGCGAAGCAGCGAAAGGCAAGCTGGGCACGTCCTATAAGGAAAGCGATTTCCCGACAGCCGATGCCATCCGCTCGTACTTCGACTACAAAGTGACGCCGGGACCGATCCCTGAAGCGACTGACTTCCGCCTTGAGGGGGTCAGTGCCGAGAACACCGCTGTCTTCAGCAGCGAGGTTCAGGATAGCGTCAAGCAACTCTATGCCGACGCCACCAAGACCATGTTCGACAGGGCGCGAGCCTATCTGGAGAACTTCTACCGGCAGGCTAAGAACTACAACGTCAAGGCACCGGGGGCCATGCTGCGGGACGCCACCATCGATCAGATGAATGCGTTTGCCGAGATGGTCTGCGACATGAATATCACTGGTGATCCTCTGCTGGAACAGGTTGGCAAGGAACTCCTCAAGGACTTCGTTGACCTGTCGGGCAAGGAACTCCGCAAGTCCGCCGAGATGCGCACCGAGATTGCCGACAAGGCCAAGCGCATTCTCGACAAAATGACCCCGGTCAAGCGTATCGCTGCCTAAACTCTGTGAGGGGGAGCGATCCTCCCCCTTACACCTTCACTCTGAGCCGGACGATTTCCGGCATATTGACCGGAGCCGCTGGCGGCGGTATGGTCGGACGATAAAAATCAAGCCCTACAGGAGAAACTCAGCATGTCATTGATCACAGATGGTGAAGAGAAAATCACCAAGGCAAAGACCAAGCTGGTGCTCAAGCACCCGTTCTTCTCAATCGTCGCGCTTGGCCTTCTCTACAGGAACGCGACCGAAGACCACATGCCAGAGATCAATACGATGGCCACGGATGGCCGTCATATCTGGTGGGACGAAGAGTTCACGGACAAGCTGACTGTCGCTGAGACGGTCGGCGTGATTTGTCACGAGGTTCTGCACGTTGTCTTCATGCACTGCCTTCGGCGCGGTGCCCGTGACCCATTGATCTGGAACATCGCTTGTGATTACGCGATCAATCACATCGTTCTGGATGCCGGTCTGACCTTGCCATCCGACGCATTGTTTGAGCCGAAGTACAAGGATTGGTTGGTCGATGCGATCTATGATGACCTGATCAAAAACCGTCCGGATTTGCCGAAGCGTATCACTCTGGGACGCCCATGCCCCGATGGCGATGATGGCGAAGGCAACGGCAAGCTTCCCCCGCAACCGGGTAAGGGAGACAAGGGCAAGGATGGCAAGACGCCTCTGTGGGGCACCGTCATGGAGCCGCGCAACGATGACGGCACGCCGATGAGCGATGCCGAGAAGCGCGAACTGGAAGAGGAGATCAAGATCAAGGTGGTGCAGGCCGCTGAAGCAGCCAAGTCAATCGGCAAGCTGCCGGTCGCTCTTGAAGGTCTGGTCAAGGCTGTCGGCAAGCCGACTGTCGATTGGAAGGCGTACATCCAGCAATGGGTGAGCGGCAAGGTGCCGGACGATTACACTTGGAAGCGCCCGAACAAGAAGATGCTGGGCCTCTACGGTCTGGTCACTCCGTCCATGCAGTTGAACGGCTGCGGCACTGGCGTCATCTCCATCGACACATCCGGTTCCGTGAGCAACGAGGAACTGGTGAAGTACATCACCGAGATCGCTGGCGTCGTGGAAATCTGCAACCCGGACAAGCTGTACATCATGCAGCATGACACTCACGTCCACCGTGTCGATGAGTGGGAACAGGGCGATACCTTCGACCACCTGAAGATCACTCACCGTGGCGGCACATGCATCCGTCCGTCATTCGAGAAGGTCAATACCTTCGATGAACAGATCGACTGGATGATCTGCTTCACTGACATGGGGATCAATGACTTCCCGTCCGTGAAAGAGGCACCGGATTTCCCGGTTCTGTGGGCGGCGACGGGTCCGGACATTGCTCCCTTCGGTACCTATCTCTCGCTTCGTGATCCGATCAGCGCGGTGTCGTGATGATGGATCGTGAGAGGGCAGTCCTGACCTTCAAGGATATCAGGACACTCAAGCGGATGATGTCGGCGTATAGCGCCGACATCAAAGACGTAAGGCGCGGCAAATCGTGGAACGTCGAGCACGAGATCAGGGGGCTCTGTGAGCGCATGAAGCTGATGCGCAAGGGACAGCGGGACCGCTCCGCTGATCCTTTGCAAGTCAAGAAAAGCTTCGCTCTCAATGCCGAGAAGGATATCAAGAGATGCCTGACGGACATATGTAGCAAGCGCAAGTTCAACGAAACAATTATCGTAGGAGGAAAAGACACAGGAACATGTGAATACAAGGAGGGGATTAACCGATACTCCAAGCCTACAGTAACGCTGTGCGTAGGGCATATGTGGTATCGCAATGTCTTCAAGAACATCTACGACCACAATCGGCTGGTCCAGAATGATTACATCATCCTGTCAGCCGTCGAGTACCGGACCAATGTGCCGCATGTCAGGCTCTACGAGGCTGTCGCTTACGGCATCAGCGAGAAGGGACAAGTGAACGGCTGGATCGGCCAGTCGAAACTGGGTGAGCAACTCTGTTCCTTCAGGACAGACAAGCAAGCCGCAATCCAAGCAGCGCAAAGGCTGACAGTCAGGTCAGTCAATGAACAAATATCAGGAGAAACAAATGGCTAGCATCATCGAAAGCATCAAGGCAGCGGAAGCAGAGGCTATGGAACCCAAGATCAATCCCGAATTCAGAGACTTGCTCGACATCCAGTCGGAGGTTTCCTACGAGGAACTGAAGAAGATGATCGAAGCGGAGGGTATTCGCGATCCCATCGTCGTATGGGCAGAGCAGAACGTGATTGCGGACGGTCATAACCGTTTCAAGATCGCCAAGGAACTGGGCATCGAATGCCCACGAGTGGACAAGTCCTTTGCCGACGAGGCCGAGGTCAAGACGTGGATCATTCGCAACCAGTTGGGGCGGCGCAACCTCACTCCGGCACGCTTCGAATACTACATCGGCAAACTCTACAACGAGCAGAAGGCTGAGACTGCACAGGAAAAGCAGGAAGGCGGCGGCAACGTTGCCGAGAAGCTGGCGGCTGAATTCGAAGTGTCGGAGAAGACCGTTCGTCGCTACGGCACCAATGCCAAGGGCATCGACGCCATCGAACGCATCCGTGGCAAGCTTGAGAAGAACAAGCAGTTGTCGAACAAGCCGACCTACACCAGTGAGGAAGTCGCCGTCATCGGACAGGCTCCCAACACCACGGTTGCGGCGAAGACCCTGAAGAACATCGATGACTATAAGAAGCAGAAGGCAGAGAAGAAGCAGGAAGACAAGGCTATCAAGGCTGCTGTGGTGGACAAGCAGACCTACTACGGTGTCGCCCTGTGTGAGCCAGACTTCTCCGCTTCCGGTTTCTCCATCTCGACAGAGCCGAAGCCGACGCTCGACAAGAACGCCGCCTGCTATGTGATCGTGCCGGATGAGTGGCTGGCCGAGGGCATCAAGCTTCTCGACAAGTGGGGTCTGCGCTACGAGGCCAGCTTCATCTACTGGTCATCGGCCAAGATCGATGACGGTCAGTTCTCCAAGATCGTCCATCGCAACGTGTTGCTGGCGACCAAGGGCCAGATCACCGGACCCAAGGCAGGGCAGGAAGCATCCTCCTGTGTCCTGCTCAACGGTGATATCGGTCCTGCCGTGGTCAAGCTGATCGACAGCTACCACAACGGCAACACCAAGAAGCTGGACATGCGCCGTGGTGCCAAGGCCAACGGCAATTGGGAGATCGTCTCCGTCAAGTGATTGGGTAGCGAGGGGCCGGTTCGTCCGGCCCCTGTCTGAGCAATCACGCTCAAGGGGTAGACCATGACCAAGAAAGAACAAGCCGCCGCTCTGCGCAAGCAGATCGAATACCTCAAGCTGACCGAGGGCGCGAAGCTGTTCAATCTCACCGAACGCTATCGCGAGAACTCCAAGCGGGCCATCGCCTTCAGGAAGAAGATCGACCGACTGGAGACTGAAATCGAGAAACTAGAGGGGGGCAAATGAAGAAGTTCAAGTGGACCGAGGAGGAAGACCAACTGCTGCGGCAGTTGGCGCAGCAGAAGGTGGCGCTTGGCTTGATCGCACACAAGCTGCGGCGCTCACGACCAGCCGTCATAGCACGGGCAACCAAACTGAAGGTGCCACTCATCCACACTGGGAATGGCTCTCTGCCGTAACCGATTTGTAGGGAGAATTTGAAAATTTTGCGCAAAATTTAGAGCAGGGGTAGCAACATGATGGTTCTCGACACAGCTTTGGCGCATGGCGTGATGCTGACCAACGGCATCAAGCAAAAGCTTAAGTATCTCAAACCGTTCACGAGGCGTTTCGTTTTCAACGCCGACGCATCACACAAGCAGGGACGCTTCGCGATGGAAGCGGCAGACACCATCTGCCGCAACGCCAACTACATCGTGAAGCCGTATCCCAACACGTACATTGAGATCGACAATCACGCCTGTATCAGGGGCGCGAAGAACGATGTGATGTTCGGTGCCGATGAGAGGATCGGCTACCTGTGGACGGAGTACGGGCAGTGCTTCGTCTGCTACGGCAGCGGACACAAGGCAGAGTGGTCGCCCTTCGTCTATGCACAGCACGGCACGGGCGGTGATGGCGACCGGCTGTGGGAAATCTACGACAAGCAGATCGTCCAGCTTGATGACAGCATGGACGATGAACGGATGACCTACGCCCGGTTCAAGCAGTACCTCATGATCGGACAGGTCGCTCCTGATCTGAGGCCGGACGTAAACAAGTTCTCCCACAATCTCACCGATCTCTATGAGATTGGTCTGGCCAGATCAGATATCCCAATGGAGGTTCTTGAGGCGGCATTCAACGAGAACATCGGCACCTACAAATATGCACTGGCATGCCTGATGCTGCTGGATGAGAGGATCAAGCGGCAGCTTGTCCACGTCCCGGCCACACGCAAAGTGATACAGGGCAAGCTGACTGCCGTCGCCAAGCATGACGTGGTGACCATCGATCTTGATGTGCCGACGATCCGCAAGGTCTATGCCAAAACCGCTCATCAGGGAGGGCACCAAATCGAACATGATGTGTCCGAACACTGGGTCTATTACGACTGCTCGACGCAGTGCCAGCATGACTGGCAACCCTTCACCTCAGAGGAAGCGACCGAACGTGACCTGAAGTACGGGCACAAGGAACCACTGCGCCGTGAAGTCTGCTCCGACTGCGGCGGACGGCGCACCCGCAAGCCATCCTATGTGGCGGGCGATCCCAAGAAGGGATCGACGGTCGGCAAGAAGCGATACCGGGTGATCGCAAGCCAAGAGAAGAACGTTATCAACGTGGACTTCAAGAAGAGGAAGGGATGATGTTGCGGATCGCACTCGCTCTCCTCTATATGTCTACTCCCGCATGGGGGCAGACATGTACCATCGTCACCGATGGCACCATCGCAATCTACGAACACGAGATCGCACACTGCAATGGCTGGTGGCACGAACCCTTCGCGCCCAATCTCGTGCCGCCACGAGAGTACGTGCATCCCTACGATGGGTTGCTCACCGTCTATCTCACCGGACATAATTACGGGGAGCACATGGCAATCATGTCGCTGGCCCCGATGGACACCAAGTACATCTTCAGGTGGGACGAGACGGTCGAGACTATCTGCCGACAGCTTTGGCAGGAGCGGGGGATTGCGGCGTCAAAGAAATTTGAGGGACGCTTGTCTGGCTGCGCGGTTCCGTGAGCACGCCGTCCAGTGCCCGCACGCATGTGCGCAGACACGTTACATCGAAGGGCCACGGAATATCCAAGAGAACCAGATCGATAAGAGCGATGCGGTACTGCTTGCCCATCGCCTTATCCATTCCCTTAACGATGTAACAGACAGACATCACTGCATTGGCTTTTCGTGCAGCTATCCGTGACGGATCGCTGTGTGCCACGCCGTTGAAGTCGGGCGACTTCAGCCCGACGAACGTCGCCCGATGCAACTTATGTAGCAAAGCGACGAGCAGACTGTACTCAACCGCACTGATGGTATCATTCAGCAGCAGCCGGTCGATCTCGCTGTCGTCCAAGACCTTGCCTTGGTATCCATTCGAAGCCGTGAGTTTGGGTACGACAGTGAACCGTTTCGCCAGTTCAGGCGAACCGTAATCAGTAGCGACGATTGAAGAGGTTTTCTGTTTCGATGAACTCTTCCCCATCACGCGCTTCCCGATAACTGGTTGGCCCATTGGGGGAGTATGGATGAAGGTCATCCATGATGTCTGTCAAGTAGGTATTGGTGGCGGTGTCGTAGAGGATTTCACACTCACCCTCTTTACCCATCCAGTCGTAGCGGGTCTTCCAGTTGATGAACTTCACCACTCCCGGCTTGTCGGGCACACGATAGACGGTCAGTCCGAAGTCCGCCTTGGAATACCAAGCTGCCGATCCCGACACATGATAGCCGCGCGGCGGCGGATAGTTGCCGTCCCTGTCCGGCATCAGCTTGGTCGGATGGGCGATCAGCCACAGATGAATGCCGTGGTACTGCGCCGTCAGGCGCAGCGTCGTCAGCATGTCATCGATCCACTGGGTTTCGTTCACATCCTTGGTCGGGCGGGCAATGTAATTGTAGGGATCGATCACCGCACCGGAGATGCCCCACCGGAACACTGCTGTCTTGATGCGCTCGACAATGGAAGCCAGTGAAGCCTTCTGCCCATCGTCCTGCGACAGGAACTTGAAGTGCTCGTTGATGAACGGCAGGCAGTCTTCCAGTTCCCGCTTGCTCATCCGCTCACCCGCCCTATCCGTCTCAAAGAAATGCTTTTGGGTCAGCATCTCCGCAAGCTTGGCGATATGAACGTGGATGGGGTTCTCAAATGAACAGATGGCGAACGACTGTCCGTGCCGACGCGCGAGATTGAGCATGAACTGGTCCACCATCGTGGACTTGCCGTGACCGGGGATGCCGGTGAGGATCGTCAACAGGCCGGGACCACACGAGTAAAGGTCATCGATGGGTGGCATGCCCGTGAGAATGCGTTCCCCAAGTCCGTCGTCGTATAGCTTGGTCACGTTGCCCGCAAACGCAGAGGCTTCGTACAACCCTTCAATGGGCCACGGCTCTGCCAGTTCCACACATGTCCTAAGTCTTTCCCCACCATGCTTTAACAGGACATCGTTAGCATCCTTGCAATCGTCCGGAAATGCAACCCTCCAGCAACGGTGCTTGCCGATGCGGCGGGCCAGTTCCTCTGCAAGTTTGGTGCCGGGTTCGTCTGCGTCACTGGCAATGACGATGCGCTTGGCTGCATCCATCTTTTCTTTGGCTGACCACAGGAACGCCATCGTCGTCTTGATGTCGGTGCCTTCGTCTCTGGTAAAACTGGATGAGCCATTAGGCACGGAGGTGGCGTTGGCTACGCCAGCCTCACCGAAGGAGAGCATGTCCATCTCACCTTCGCAGATGATGAAGTCGCTGTTCTTCTCCATGTCCACCAGTTGCAGCCCGCACAATGAACCCAGCGTGGTGTCACAAGTGTTCGCCTTCTCAGCCATGCAGCGGACCTTGTGCCCCTGCACTCTGCCATTAACGATATACGGGAATGCGACAGCCCAATCCTCACGCCTGAGATCGTGGAAGTAGGCGAGTGCATTGACCACCCCGTAGGATGCAGCCGTCTCTTCAGAGATGCCGCGCCCCTTGAGGAACTGCTTGGCTATCGGATCAAGGATGGCTTCGATCTTCTTGACGGCACCCTTGGCGACCTTCTTCTCCGTCCACTTGGGTTCAGCGTCACGTTTGTCATTCGGATCAAGGCGCACCGCACCTTTGGCATCGCAGTGAAAGCACATGTACAGTGCCTTCTCGTGATCGATGGTGACGGAGAGGATGCGTGCTTTCTTGTTGGTGCGTGTCTCAGAGCAGGCGAAACAGGTTCTCCTGTAGTGCCCGCTGCCCTTGGCTAAAGCCCAAACGCGCACCGCATTCTTCTCGTCGTCCGTGTATTGCACAGGAAGTTACCCTTAAAAATGAAGAGGGCATCGCCTAATGGGGTGGAAACCAGCGATGCCCATGTGTCAAGGACCGGATGCTCGTCTGGACAAATGACACTAGAATAGTCTACTCCCCCGGTCGTTAGCCGACAACCCGAACCCGGTAATTTGTCAAAGAAAAACCCTTCCCGCAGGGTAGGACGGGAAGGGCTCTGACAAGACTGGCTGCACCAGATGCATGGGGGGGGTAGAGGGGGGCAAGCGGGTGCAGCCACTGCACACCGGAACATAAAGGCAGACAGGTTCTATTTCAATAGAGGTAACCTATCAGTTCGAACCGGTTCCACGGGACAACGACCAACGGTTCGACAGACCCTTCATCTTTTCGGTCCCGGCGTCCGTCCACCACAATGCGTGGCCTGTGGATCACGTCCCTGAAGTCAGCCATATGCACGCTGGCGTTCGGGAAACGCACGGCCAAGTAGCTGGAGTAACCCATCTCAATGAACTGCTTCGCCGCCGTCACCTTGTTCATGGCGATCCAGTAGCCTTCGCCATAGCCGAAGGGGATGCTCCATCGAAACTTCGCTTCGACAAAAACAATGGCATCCCGCATCTCTTCGTCATCGAACTCCACCTTGACGAAGGTGTCGGCATCACGGTCCCGGCACAGGACATAATCCAAACTCAGATACCGGGGAAGCTTCTCGAAATTGTCGCAATCGAAACAAGGAAGCAACAGATTGGCTATCGCTTCCTCATTCTCACGATCTTCATCCGTTTCGCGAAGCGGCATCTACCCTATCTTTGCAGGACTTCCTTGGCTGCAATGCATGCCTGTCTTGCGATGTTCAGATCATCGATGCGGCGGACGATTGTCAACCGCACCTCTTCCGTCTCACTAATGTCACGCTCCAGACCGGAGATGATGTTGTCCATCTGCTCGTTCATGGTGCGCGTGGCTCTGTCGGTGTCTTCGTTGGTTGCCGCCTCGACTGCCTTAGCCATGCCGGTCGGGGTCAGTACCGGACGAGCGAGTTCCGGACGGAGGTTCAGTGGCCTCACCTTACTCAAGCCAAGCTGGTCAGGCTTCTTCGGCTCCACCGTCTTCTCCAAGTTCAGTATCTCCTTGGCCAGTTCGTCTTCATTGATCATGCTCATGCCTTCAGTTCCTTTACTGCTTCATCGAACTGCGCAAACAAGGCGGTCATCGCAGCCACCTTGGTTTCAAAATCATCAAGCTTTTTATCCAACGTTTCCGATAGCTTACCGTATTCCTCTATCTTCAGTTGGACTTCCATGAGACTGGTGTTGTAGGTCATGGACCGATCCATGATCTCCCGCACCAGACGGTCCACTTCCGCCTTCTCTTTCTCACGGTTGATCTCTGGACCAAAGGTATCCTCACGAATGGCCGCAACCCATTCCTTCGGAACCCCCAGATCAGTCGCGACCTTCTCATCGTTCCAGTGCCCCCGATAGCCAGTGGTTTCGTCCGCGTATACTTCGTCTAACTTATTGTAAATGATACGTTTATCTGCCCTACTCATGGACAGACTGACCGGAGCCTCTGGCATAATCTGTTCCGTGGAAGCATGCAAATTTCCGGTAGAAATTTTCATGTCATCGAACGTGACGGGCGGCGGTATCGCCGTATCTGTCCGGATGTCGGTGTGCTTGGTCTTGATGTTCGCACCACCATTGGCCCTCTTACCCATGTCTTCACCCCTCCAGTGTTCGGGGCAGCGGTCGGCACGCTGATGTCCACCCACTCCCCATCCCTTATCCCGAAACCACTTCGCGGCAGCGATGGGATTGATCGCTCCTCGCCGCGAGTAGATCATCGTGCGGTCGCAATCCCTTGCGCTGCATCGAATGCGGACCCTGTGGAACTGGTCAGTCGGGTCCGCCGCCGTGACCATCTCAAAGCTTCTGTCATGCCTGCTCTTCTCATGCATCAGCCACTCCTCAACTTGCGGTTCGCATGCCACTCTTTCATCTTCTGGGATCGCACTTGCTTTTGATCGTCCGAGTAGGACGGTCTATGCCTTGTACCCTTGATAGATGGCAAGGGCAAACCCATCCGGATGAGGTACATCCGCACGCTTGATCCCTCCTTGTATCCGAGTGCCGGAGCCATTTCCTGTAGGCTCATTCCGTCACGCAGCATCTTGCGTGCCCGCACCACCTTGTCATCCACGTACCCGCCCGCGATAGCCATCAGTCGAGCACCTCCTCAAGCTGCTCTGCAATCTCCCGGCTGATTTCCTCCTTCAGTTCCTCCCGCTCCTGCTCGTCCGCCCACTCTTCGCGCAGGCAGTTCCAGTAGTCGTCGCCGTCATAGAGGTAGCAAGTCGATGCCGCCTGTGCGTTTGTGACAGAGCACAGCGCAAGCGTGATAAGTAGCAGTCTCATTTGTTTCTCCTTCATCTGTTATGGGGAAGCCTCCTCCCTGTCTGGAAAACCGCCAAGAAAACCAGACAGGGAGAAGGGATGGGCGGGGCAGTCGCTACACCTGACGCCCCCGTTCGCAGGGTGACTTGCGTTATTGTCCCGCCCGCTCCGATCCTTCGGTGAGGAGCCATCCCGAACCGATGGACCGGATTGTTCGACGGTATTCCCGGCCCGGTGATTTATCAACCGGCCCTTTCCGCATCACAGATGAATGAGATAACGATTACCGTTATTTATACGGAAAACCCCAAAGAGCCAGATAAGTAATTGATCTTAAAGAATAATGTTTTAGGAGGTAAGTTCTCACCCGTAGGCGTGTGAACTAACCTCCTAACTTCCGGACAATTTAGATTTCTGTCTGGCCAACAACCCAAGGTCTTCCATCATCCGGCCTTCAACCTTGTGCTCGGCACACAACCACACACCCGGCTTGTCCTTGAACACGCCGAAACCAAAGGCACCCCATCTTCCGCAGTAACAATTGTGCAGGAACATCTTGCCTACCTCTGCCATACGTCAGGTGCCTTGGCGTCTTTCGAATAATCTGTTTCGATGATCTCGCCATCTTTGGTGGCGCTCTCAAACACACGCCGTCCAACCATCCACCCGCTATCTTCACCAAGCATGACGCAGATAGCATCATTAGTCAGACGTGGTGTGGCGCAACATTCGATATCGATCTGCGTCCACTCATCCTGTCCCTTAAGGAACTCGAATGCCGCAGCCTCTGCCTTGTCCAGTGTCGGGAAAAACCTGTCTCGTTCTCCATCATTAAAGAACCAGATGGTCAACTGGATTGTCAGCGTGACCACCGGTTGTTCAAACAGATTTTTTTGGACGCAGTTATCCCTATAGCCCACTCTTTTCCCCTTCCCATATTTTCCCACCGTGTTTCCTTTTTTTTCGCTTCGCTACCGGTTATCCCTTCCGGCACCCTCTTAAGCCACGACCCCCCCTACCCCCCAGAGAACAGCGCGAAGTTTCCCGTCGCGCATTCTGGGGTTAAAGGGGGTGATTGCCACGGGGTCGTCTTCCCCTCCGAACGTTTCCAGCGGCACCTCGTGTGAAGTCCTAAGTTCCACACAGTCGGATGGTTAACCCTGCGCCCACGGATCATGCTGGCTACGAGTTGCACGTAGTCTCCCGTGAATGATCGATTGCCCAATCGACGGTGACCAACGACGGTCGTTCCCCTCGGTCTTGATCCCAAGGTTCGGTCCCTATAGGCGGGACTGGCTATGCGTATGCGCCGGACGGAGGGGATTGGACCCTCTACACCGTAGCTTGATTTTTCACCCCTGCACGGAAGGCTGTCAACCGATAGTCAGCTTTCTTTCTGGTTGATCTTTTCCCTGAGAAGGCGACCGTACTTTTTGGCCAGCGAAATCGGCAGGCCAGCCAGCGTGGTCATCTGGTTGCGCATGTCCTCGACATGCACGTTTGCCAAGTAACAGACGGTATCGAAGTCAGGGCTGGCCAGCCATGCAAAGACCTCATCCCTCGCCCGTGGGTCACCCTCGTAGATGTCACGGACTGACTGGCCGATCACTCCCCTCCAGAGACGATACACGGATGACTGTTCGTGGTCGCTGTGGATCAACCAGCCCGGTGACTGTCTTCTTACGGACCTGTCTATCGTTGACGTAGACACGTCCTTGCAGGGCGTCGAGGATGAGGCTTTCATCAAGGTCAGGGCGTCGGCTCGTGTAGTAGATTTCGAGTTCGACATGGACATCCCCAAGGAACATGGGATCAAGCGTCGGACACTGCATGGCGAACGCACTCAGGTAACCCAACGCCTCATCGCTTTTGATGAAACGGACTTTGCCGTTGACGTGTACCAGTTTGCGGGAGTTCGCCTTGCTATGTGGCTGACCGAGGATCACCTTGGTCCATGGAACCTCACGCCCGAGAAGGTTCTGTTTTTTCCTTGCCTTGACATTCTTCATGGGTCTGATGCTATGAACTGTCGTGTTATCAAACCATGAGCCGGGAGAAATATCCACCAGTCCCGGCGATCAAATTTTCCAGCGGGGTAGGGCAGTGAAGTACACCAACAAATTCAATCTGCCGGACACCATTGTCCGCGCAGCCTATGTCAACAACGACAAGTACAACAAGGGCGACGTGCACCGGTCGGTGACACAACTGATCCAGCCGCCGCGCATCGACATGCTGCGCAAGGCGCACTTCGTGGATATGGAGAAAGATATTTCGGAGGAGTGGTGGGCGCTGTTCGGCTCCGCTGTCCACCACATTCTGGAGATGGGGGCTTCCACCCCAACGCTTGTCGAAGAGCGGCTGGCCTGTGAGATCGATGGCTGGAAGGTGTCGGGGATGATCGACCTTCAGGAGATCACCATCGATGGTCTGGTCTTGTCCGACTACAAGGTGACCACCGCCTTCGCCCTGATGCAGGAGGAGGTCAAGCCGGAGTGGATCAACCAGTTGAACCTTCTCGCTTATCTGGTTCACTGCAACAAGCCGGAGTTCAGGATCGCGGCATTGCAGATCGTCGCCATCGTCCGCGACTGGCAGCGCACGCAGGCAGCGATGGATGCCATGTATCCGGTGGCTCCGGTGGTCAGGTTGAAGGTGCCGCTGTGGTCCGTCAAGCGACAGGAGAATTACCTGCGCGAGCGGGTCAGGCTGCACCGCGAGACGGAGATGCTGCACGAGATCGGGGTGCCGCTGCCCTACTGCTCCGATGAGGAACGCTGGATGCGCGACAGCAAATGGGCGGTCATCAAGGAAGGGAGTAAGAAGGCGGCACGGGTGTTCTTCAACGAGGCCGAGGCCAAGGAACATCTCAAGGAAAGGAAGAATGGCTACAAGGTAGAGTTCCGTCCCGGCAAATCGGTCCGCTGTGACGGGGATTATTGCGGCGTAGCTAAGTGGTGTGAGCAGTGGCGGCACATGAAGGAGCATGACAATGATCAAGCGGAACAGGGTGGTGCCGGTTGATAAAAACCGTGCGGTCATTTACGATGAGCGGGACTACGAGGCGACAGGCACAAGCTATCTTTCCCATACGGTCTACCTTTCAGAGGAACCGGCAGCGGTGGATACCGGACTGCTTGACGCCAGTGGCAACAAGATCATGCGTGATGCAGAAAAACGAACCATCGGGTTCATAAAATTTTAGGAGAAACAATGTCAGACGAACAGTTTGTCCAAGCCATGCAGGCACTGCATGAACTTGGAGATCAAGTGGCTGTCCCAATGAAGGGCGGCAAGTCCTACGTCATGGTCAAGGACCGCATCGAAATCTTCCGCAAGGAATTCGGTGATCGCTTCGGTATCAGGACTGAGGTTGATTACAAGGAAGGCTTCGATCAGGGAGCGCCGGTCGTGGCGTCTGCCTTCATCCTCAACAGCGAGGGACTTGTGATCGCATCCGGATGGGCTGTCGAGTTCGTCGGCTCGACCAAACTGACCGATGCCTCGCCGGTCGAGGTGGCTGAGACGAGCGCGATAGGACGCGCCTTGGCCTGCTTCGGCCTGCATGGTGGAGAGTACGCCTCACTGGATGAGATGCAGACCCACCAGAGGAAGGAAGAATTCCGCGCGGCACCACGCACTGTGGCCAAGCCAGCCAATGGCAACGGTCCCGACAGACCAGTTGAGCAGAAGCCAATGCCAAGCAGATGGTACGTACCGACTGTCGATGACTGGGAAATCCAGCCCGACGAAGCGGCGCAGAATGTCATGGACGAGATCGACCGCATCGATACCACCCATGAACTCGGCAAATACTGGGGTGAACTCAAGCCGTCGCTTGACACCCTCAAGAAATTTGCGGGAGCGCAGGACATTATCGCAGAGATCAAGGCCACGTTCGCAACGCGGCACAACACAGTGGGGTCAAGGAAATGAGTGACTGGGGTAGAGCACGCAGCAATCGTGGCCGTGGAAACTATGACGACAGGGATGATGACAGGCAGCAGCAGAGGTTCCCCAACAATGGCGGTCTGTTCCCGGTCAAGGATAAGCGTTCGGACAATTCGCCCGACATGAGCGGCACCATCCTGATTGCCGACGATGTGCTCGACTACATCGTGCGTGAGGCACAGAACGGCAACGAGGTGCTGATGGAACTGAAGGGCTGGCGGCGCATCTCGCGCAACAACACCAACTACGAGAGCATCGCCATCAACATCCCGTACAATGTCCGCATGGAAGAGGGCGGCAACCCCACCTACAGGTCACAGCGCGGTGGCGGCAGGCGTTACAGCCAGCCACAGAGACGCAGGGATGATGACCGTGGTGATCCGCAGGGCAACCGCTACTCGCAGCAAAGCGGTCGTGGCAGATACGACGAACGCAACCCGCCGCCACGCAGGAATGATGACGACGAGTTCTCGCGTGGCGACCGGATGCCAGACTTTCTGCGCGACGATGACGATGATGCCCCACCGTTCTGACCGGGAGTACCGGGTAGTTTACACACGGCGCAAGCGGAAGGAAGACCCGTTCCGTTTGCGTTCTTTCTCCTATCTCTACTTCATCCGTGGCAAGCCGTGCCTTCAGTGCGGCTCACCCGGTGAGGCCCACCACATCCAGTACGCACAGCCACGAGCACTGGGACGCAAGACCGGCGATCAGTACGCAGTTCCCTTGTGCCATCCCTGCCACATGAAACTGCACAACGATGGCATACCGGAGCGGACGTGGTGGGCCTTGCGTGGAATTGATCCAGTGAAATGGGCAGAGAGAAGCTACGAGGAATGGAGCAAGGAGCATGGCGTACACAACGACGACACCGGTTCTTAGTGCGACGGGGATCGCGCCGGTTCAGATCGGCAACCAGATATTCAACGGGCCACCTATGTGGGCGGATGCACAGATAGCAATTGGTGACCCACGCAATGTCATCGTCGCCGGGAAGAAGCTGAAGGTACTGTCGAGGTTTGAGCAGGGCAGGAACCGGCTTCAGCGCAATTTCGGTGAGGAGAAGCAAGGCATCGACTGGTACTACGAAGCGGTGCCGGTCGAGGAAGTGATCGATGCGCTTGGCTGGTGGAACCCGATGCAGTCCGGTCGCCCCAAGCTGTATGCCCAGAAGCTGCTCGACGGTCTGCCGTCTCCGTGTCCCGGCAAGGGGTTTCGCTGGAAGGCGTGTGGCCTGATGCTCTTCACGCCGCCGGAAGTCGGACGGCACCGCTCCAAGAACCGCACCTCATCGGCAGGGTTGGCCCTGCTCAAGCACTGGGCTGAGAGCCGCCCGAAGTTCCGCCCGTTCTTCAATGCTTACTACAGTGAGAAGGCAGAGCGTGAGATCACCCTGATCTGCGTGGACCTTGCGCTGGGTGTGATGCCCGCTGCTTGGAAGCAGATCATGGAGCGCAACAAGCTGGTGGTTGAGGTGAAGTCGGAACAGATCAGGAAGAGCATGCACGCACAGGCACAGGCCAACCAGACCTACAGTCAGGGAATTCAGTCAAACATGCTGGCGCAGCAGGCGATGCTGGCGCAGCAGGCCAACAGCATCAGTAACCAACTGTATGGAATGGGTCAGTCGGCAAGTCAGATTGGTCAGGGTCTTTTGGGAAATCTGTTTGGGGGAGGATTGAACATCAATGCAAGACGATGAGGAAAGAGAAATCGAATTGCTGTCCTCGAAATTCGAGGCAGTGAAGATCGCCATGAACCAAGACAAGACGGGGTTCATCCTCAAGCTGTCGGTCCACCCGAACGATGCTCCGGAAGACATCATGCGTGATCCGGTTGGCACCCGCTATCTGGTGGTGGCTGTACGGATTGGCGATGAGGGTGAGGCGATTGCCTCACCTTCTCTTCGTGATGGGATCGTGGCGGTTAATCTGGCGGGACAGCTTGCACGGGACAGCCGCTTTCAGACATGGCTGGTGCAGCAGGAATTATCGGACGTGATCTCCGAAGCCGCAGCCGCAGATGCCATCCGTACTCATTGCGGCGTGGTGTCACGTTCTGACCTTAAGACCAATGTGGCTGCACGCCGCCGGTTCCTTGCCCTGCGCGACGAATTCGCCAATGATCTGCGCCGTGGCACCGTACCAAAGGGGTAGATTATGGAAGAATATGAGTGGGCAATGAGCAGTTATGTGAGGTCGAAGAAGTTCGAAAAGCTTTCTCCGAACTCCAAGAGAATATACAGCGACGGCATCGATACTCTGGCACCGTACTTCAGCGGTGTCCTGTTGAAGGATATCGACAGGCCGATGGTGATCGCGTTCCGTGACGCACACTACGATCAACCGGGCAAGTGCCGGGTGGCGATCAATGTCCTGAAGAACATCCTTCAACACGCTTATGACAAAGGCTGGGTGACCGGCAATGTCGCCATGAACCTGCGCGACATGCCGCCGTCCAAGGAGATCGAACGCTGGCAGGAGGATGAGATCGACAGGTTCTGTTCGACCGCACCCTTCCACATCAGGGATGCCATGATGCTGGCGCTCTACACGGGGCAGCGACGTTCCGATCTGGTGCGCATGTGCTGGTCCGACATCAATGAGGAGAGCGGGTTGCTTTATGTGAAGCAGCGCAAGACGGGCGTCGAGCTGTGGATACCCATCCATCCCAAGCTGCGCCGTCATCTCGACGGGATGCAGAAACGCAAGAGCGTGCGAACGGTCTTCGCCCAGAACCACATCCTGACAAACCATTATGGGATGCCGTGGGTGCCTGAAAGTTTGCGTGCGGCTTTCAAGCGTCACTGTGCCAAGATCGGTCTGACGGGAAAGCAGTTGCATGGTGTGCGTAAGACTACCGCGTCGATCCTTGGCGAACTTGGTTGCACCGCACTCCAGATCATGGCGATCACCGGTCACCAGTCCCTCAAGGAGGTCCAGCGTTACACGGTGGGTGCAGAGAAGAGGCGATTGGCAGAGGAGGCCATGGCGAAATGGCAATGAATGTAACGCTGAGAACCAAGAATGGGGGAGAGGTGATGACCAAAGACCTTGGTGGTCTTCCCGCCTTTCCTGAAATCATTAACCGGGGTGGGAAACTCTATGTCCTGAGACGGGTTACGCCAGACAAGGAGAACGCCTTCTATCATGAGGCGAATGTCTTGGACATGGAAGAGGGGGAATAGATGGGGGAGGTTGTCGAACTTAACAATTACAAGGACATGACCCCACGCTTCTCGCTTGAGGCAACGATGGACGAGGAAGGATCATGGCGTGTGGCCATTACCGATTTCTATGACGACAGGATGGATACCCATGCTGTCTACCGGGAGATCGCGGAGGCGCTGATCCCGATAGCCGGGGGTATGGTCCACAGTGCCGAAGACCTTGAGCCGACGAAGAATGGCTGCATCATGACCAGCATCCTGCTCTTCCAAGGCGGGCACATCGACTTCCGCTCCCATCCTCTGGACACCAAGGAAAGGAAGGATTGGGTTTGCTCTGCCCTCGACCGCATCAAGCGCAACGTGCGCAAGGGTTGATAAATGACCGTGAAGTACGATATAAATCGTGCGGGCATAATGGAACAGGGCGAACCAGTATGAGTATCCATGCAACAAATCTGTGGGCCAGCATCGACAAGATTGCGGAGCAGGAAAACACCACGCTTCCAAGGCTTGCTTTGAAGGCGGGGCTTGACCAATCAACCTTCAGCCATGCACGCCGCAAGCGGAACTGGATGAGCCTGAAGACACTGGCCCGCGTGCTCAATGCACACGACATCACCATCAGGGAATGGGCGCGTCTGGTCGATGACAAGATGCCGAACCCCGATCCTGAAAACGTATAACCAGAGAGGAGATGGATAGTTCTTCCGAACTATCCTCTGATGGCGGCGGTCAATCGATTGCCGCCATCACTTCATTGGCGCGTCCAACGAGATTGTCCTGACGATCCTTCAGCATCTTGATCCGCGCTTCCCTGCTCTCCTCGGTGCCCTTCTTGCTTTCCCTGATCTTCTTGATCTTGGTGCTGATCTTCTTGCGGGCATTCTCAAAGGCGTTGATGCGGGCGGCGATCTTGTACTCCTTCGGATACTTCTGGATGATCGACAGGTACATCGCATCGTCGTTATCCCTGCGGGCATCCTTCATTGCCTTGTGTACGCGCAGCACCTGATCCCTGCCCTCAATGTAGTCCTGTAGGTCGTTGCGCGTGGTGATGGTGCCGTAGGCTTTGCGCAGGAACGGAATGTCGGTGGCTTCGATCTCCATCTCCGGCAGTTCGCCGGTCGCCCCGCCATACATCAAGCGACCGGCGCGGGCCAGAAATGTCCCGGTGCCACCGGTAATCCAATCGACTGCATACTCGACCTGATTGGGGGAGTACTCCATCTTGCCGGGTATGTAATCTCCCTGCCGACCGGTTAGCTGGGACATCCAGTCCGCGATGGAAACAAACAGCGGATGGGTGTTGTTCCAGTATTGCTGGCTGCGGTTTTCTCCAACGTTATCATAGGGGCTGACCGGTGGCGCGATGGGCTTGCCGGTGAAGTCCTCATTCATGTAGAGGTCCACTACCGGGTCGATAATCGATGGTACCACCCAGTTGAGGAAGGAGTTCGATCCGCCCATCGGGTTGAGGCTGTCGATCATCGTCATGCCGCCCGTGCTCATCAGTTCACCCATCGTGTACTTGCCACGCGCGGCACGGGACGAGGCGCGGCCCCAGTTGTAGATGCCGTTCATCAGGTACGGCATCGGTATCTTGAAGTAGCCGCGCTCACTGATGCCGAACGGGTCCATGAACACCATGTTATGTTCAAGCACGTGCGGCGGTATCTTGTCGTAGGTCTTCTCTCCGTCATCGTCTTCCGGGGAAAGCGCCGACATCAGCATGTCCTGCACGGCACCGGCTGCAAGCACCGACGCCCAGACATACTTCATCCGGCGCGAGCGGATGAACGGGTTGAGCAGCGCCATCGATCCCTGCATCGACGCATTGAAGAACATGTAGAAGGCGGTCATCATCGGTTTCATCTCGCCGCCCATATTGAAGTTGACGGTGAGGTTCTTGGCTGCGAATGCCGCCATCTCCTTTGCCCGCAACTGGTTCTGTGCATCGTGCGGGTCACCGCTGAGTTCAAGGTACTGGTCCCGAAGAACCTTGTAGGCGGCGAGACGGGTGCCGTTTTCAATGGCAAGGTTGTAGTCGGAGATAAACTTGCCAAGCGCCTTGAGCGGCTTCAGAACTTTGTGTTTGGCACCGGAGACATCCTCGGCCAGATGCTGGTTGATGTGGTCGATGGTGTCAGCCAGTTCACGGATGCCGAAGACGGCGGTATGTCCGCCATGCCTGCGGAATTCCTCATGCACCTTGGCCCACTCGCCGGTCGGGTTGCCGGAACGCAGCGACTGCCGCACCCCGTTGAGTGCCGGGAGAACCGAAGCGATCACCTTGCGGCGCACACCCTTGCGCTTCTGCTCGGACAGGTTGACCATCGCCGCCTCAAGGTCGCGCAGCATGTTGGCGATCATGAACTCCGGATTGTAGCTGGTGCGGGTGGCGGCAAGGAACCGGTTGACTGCCGCCAGACCTTTGATCAGGGAGTGCATGCCGGTGTTCGAACCCAGCCCGGACTTCGATCCCATCGCCCTGACGATCTTGTCGTCTTTCATCTTGATGTAGAATTGCTGGCCATCGACCTTGCCCTTGAGCACGGTCGGATCGGTCATCACCTGATTGTCCACTGACTGCACGACGGTGCCGGTCTTGACATCGTACCGGTATTTGGTCCTCGGCATCTGAAGGATTTCCGCCACGCCCGCCATCTGCGCCGGGTTGTCGAGGATCAGCTTGCGGAACGACTGCGCCACCTTGTTCTTCCCGGCCCGCACAATCGTCTCTTGGTTCTGCATGATGGCGTGGGCAATCAGGTCACGGCCCATGCTTTCGCGGCCAAGGGCTGAGTAGTCTTCCTTACCCCTGATGTTGAAGCCCTTGCCGGTCTTGGCAAAGTCGGACATGTCCTCATCCCTGAGAGATGCTTCGCCAAGGAAGCCACGGATCGGCACGTAGTCCTGATAGGTATCGACCGGGGTGCCGTCCGGATGCAGCAGGGTGCGGAAGTCGGGGGTCAGTCCGGATGCCACGCGGATGTCGTTGGTGGACCTGACGATGGCCCGCATGCGGGAGCGCACGGAGTTCGGATTGGTCGGCTCCATGAACTCCCGTGCAAATGGTTTGGTGGCAAACCAGTCGAGCACGGCCTGCGCCTCACCGTCACCCATGCCGGACCCGGCTTCGTACTGCATCGGTCGTTCGCCAGCGATGCGCTCGTTGCGCTTCTTCATCAGCGCATTTCGCTCCAGTGCATGCTGTGCATAGAGATAGAGTTCAGCCAGTGCGTGCTTGTGGTTGACCTTGTAGCCGTCGAGGAAACCGGCAACCCTTGGCGAGATGGTGCGTGCTTCGTCGTAGTCCCGGCGGGTGACGCTCAAGCCTTGGATGGTGTCCATCATCGGCTTGTAGAAGTCCTTGTCGTTGGCGGTCAGATGGGCGTCGGTCTGGCTGGAGTACAGTTGCTCCCTGAGATAGACATCGTTCTCGTTGGTGATGAAGCCGCCGTTCTTTTTCATGCGGTCGATCAGCCTGCCAATCGACAGCATGCGGTCCTGCAAGGAGATGATGGTGTCGTCGGCCTTCTCCTTCAGGAGAGCCTTCTGCCTGCCGCCGGGGATGGTCCAGTCGATCAGCTTGTGCAGGACAGGAGACAGGTTGTCGTAGGTGATCCTGTTGTGGACTTCGGACAGCCTGTCGATGGGTGGCACGGGCGGCACCCGTGTTCCGGTCGGTGCCGCCGCCGAATACTGTGGGTTTGCCTGCGCCTGTGCCTGCCGGACCATGGAGAAGAAAGGCTGGTCGCCCTTCTCGAAACTGTCCATCATCGGCTGAGTGAACATCAGGTCGTAGGTGTCGAGAGGAACGCCACCCTTCTGTTCGTCCATCCCCATCGCGGCATCCAAGCCACGATAGTAGTCGCCGTGCGCATGCCAAGACAGAACATGGTTGATCTCGTCCCGCTCCAGTCCGGCGGATTTCAGGATGTCATCCGGATCATAGTTGCGCCGGTTGCGGGTGACGTGCATCGCCGTCTTCAGCTTGTCGATCAGCGTCTCCGCGTCCTGCTTCTCGCTGTCGTGCTGGTACACGTCGTCATGGATGTTGTCCTGATGGTTTTTGTGCAATGCATTGATGAAGTCGAACATGTCTTCCCGTTCAGGCAGGGCTTCGGCGGCACTGAGAGACGGTCCCTCGTCTATCCCCAGTTCCCACGGCTCCGGCTCCCACGTCGGAGGACGATCCCTGCTTTGCACGACTGAGTGCTCAAGAACTGCACCGAATGGATCGGCAATGCCGCGTGTGATACGGGGAAGCTTGAGAAGGTAGCGGTTGACGATGGGTGAGACGGAGACATCTCCATAGGCGGTGTACTGGTTTCGCCCCTTCTCGTCCTGTGTCGTTTCCAATTCGCCATAACCCTCTGTCACGGCAACGCTTTCCGGAGAGCCGTGCCATGAGATGCCGTCATAGCCATGCTCGACTGCATGCCGGATCATGCGGCGGATCACATAGTCTTCCCAGTTCGATTTGAAGGGAGCGTTGGGGATAGCCAGTCGTTCCCGCGCCGCAGCCATCTCTTGGACCACATCGCTGTGCTCTTTCCTGACGGCATCGATCTGCGGTCCAAGATCGACCATTTCCTGTAGTCGCTCCTGCACCTGTCTGCGGTTGGTGAGTAGCCGCTCGTTCACCGCGCCACCGGTTTCGGCGCGTATCCTTTTCTCCATCTGTTGCAGCATCCATATCTGGTCAGCGATGACGACCTTCCTGCCTTCCAATTGGCGTTGCTTGTCGTAGAGAGCACGCGCCTCATTTCCCAACTGTTCGTACTTGGCTACGGCTGACTTGGAGTAGTAGCCAACCTTCGACCCCCGCTGATGAAGGTCGGACTGCATTTCCTCAAGGAACATGATACGTTTGCCGTCCCGTTCCACGTCCCTGAAACGGACGAAGGCCAGCACGTTCTCAAGCTTTCGCCTACCCTTGCCTGCGGGCACTGTCATGTGCCCGTTCTTGTCGAAGTAGTCCGGCTCCCCTTCCTTACCGGGGAAGGTGAGCGCCACTTCGGCATAGGTCTTGTCGGCCTTGCTGGTCTGGCTGCGCTCCACCCACTGCGGGCTGGATATCGCCGCTTGACCCAAGTCGGGGTGTGCCGGGTTGGCAAAGACGACAGCACGCACATTGGGTCCGGACGCCTTGACGAAGTTCATGATGTCGTTGCGGTGGACTTCCTCACCTTTCGGCAAGTCCTGTAGCCACTGCTTGATGCCCAGCCAGTTCAGTTCATCCGGCTTGATCCCGGCACTGGACAGCATCTTGATCCAGTCATTCTTCGGTGCCGTCTCACGGGTGACCTTCTCAAGGAAGCGCATGGTGTCGAGATAGAAGTTGTCGGTCTTGAGCAGCGAGTAGGTGATGTCGTCGGGACCGCGCGGACCCAGCCCGCCATGACCAATCTCACGGTCGGCAATGCCACCGGAGAAGATGGTGTCCATCAGGTCGGCGGCATCGTGCCGCTGCGACAGCCGCATCATCTTCTTGATGAAGTCGGCTATCTTTCTCAGCAGGCTGCGCTCCGGATTGCGGAACGCGGTCGGGTCGTTCATGTAGTGCCGCGCCATCTCGGCAATGGCTTCCTCGGCAAGGATGTTGGAGCTGGAGCCTTCGGCGCGGATGGCTGCGCGTTGCAGCCATGTGTACTTCTTGCCGGGAACCTTGGCGTTCACCGCATGCTGGAACAGGGTGTCCCATTCCTGCGGAGTAAGGAGATCAAGGCTGCGTAAGGCATGGATCAGTTCGTGGTTGAAGACCTGTTCCATCAACTGAGCACGCTGCTCGGTGGTCAGGTTCGGATTGTAGAGATCGTTGGCAATCCGGATCAGGTTGCCGATGACCCGCTTCATGCCATCCGGATCGGTGCGCTTGATGTCCTGTGAGGTGCCTTCGACAATACCGTCCGGCGCTTCTGGGTTGGTCAGCCGTGGCAGGATGCCGACATCCACCCGTCCCTTGCCCAGAACCTTTTCGCCGTAAGCTTTCAGGCTGTCGGCAACCGGACCCACCTGCTTGGTGAAGTCCTCCTCGATTGCCGCCTGCTTCTCTTCCGCTGTCTGCTGTTCTTTGTGCTGATTGCTTTCCGGGGAGTAGGCGGCATCGAAACCCTTCAACGCTTCGGTGGCTTCGTTCTCGGTGACGAATGTCTTGAGCAGCGTGTCACTGACCGTCCGCTGATCCTTGCCGGGGATGTGCTCATGCTGGAGTTCATGGATGCCGTACTGAATACCCTTCGGGTCTTCGCTTACGGTGGCTTCCTTCTGCCGGTTGGCCGGGATGTTCTTGTCGATCCAGTCAAGCGCCTCTTCGCGTGTGGCAAAGTTCACCTTGCGGCCAACCTTCTTACCGTCCATCTCGACGGAGAACGGCTTCGCATCGGCTGACTGCACCGCTCTGACGACATACTCACGGGTGCGCCGCTTGCGCCCCTTGCCCGTCTTGTCCACCGTCTCGCCGGTTCCATGCGGTTCAATGATCTTGATGTACTGGTCCTTGTTGCCAGCCGCATGGGCATCGCCACGCTTCAGTATCTCGTTGAAGTAGGCTTCTGCCATCGGCTTGGAGACGCCCAGCGTTTTCCTGATCCTGTCGATGGACAGAGTGCCCTTGTCCCGCAAGGCGACGACGGATTTCTTGTAATCGGTTTCGCTGATCGGTGAGACTTCCTCACCAATCTTCGGTGTCGCCGTTACCCGGCTGGCCTGCGGTGCTGATCCCTCCTGCGTTGTCTCTGAACCAGCAGCCGCAACACGCGGCGACATTCCGGTGACAGCGGACTTGTTGATGACGGCGTACTCGGTGCGGCCCTTCGGGCCAGTGCCCGCCACCACACCGTAACCTTGGTTAGCCAGTTCATTCATCCGCTCCTGTGTCAGCCCGATGATGGTGCCCTTCTGGCGGAAGATTTTGGTGCCGGGGGCGATGTCCACATTATAGACGGTGGGTGTGCCGCCCATCCTGCGGGAGAAGTTCTCGGCCTGTGACAGGTCTTCCTCGGCATGGCCGAAGAACCCGGCATAGAGACGGCCCTTCTTTCCGGGTCTGTCATGGATGAGGTTGATGCGGTCCTGCGTCAGTTGCGCATCGCCGGTTCCATGGATCAGCCGCATGCCCTCCTTGCCAACCAAGTCCGGCACGGCGTGCGGCGATAACGGGGCGGAAGGGACTGGTGCAGGGGGCGCTGGAGGTGGCGGCTTCGGTCCTTCGGTTTCCGTATCCTTCAGACCGGC